GTCGTGCCAGCCGGGCTGCAGGACGGAGAGTTCCGCAAGGCGGTCGTTCAGCTGCATGGGTGCTCCCGGGTCAGGCCGCGCCGGGCGCGGCGGTTCGTCTTCGGCCCAGAGTGGCGCCGAGCTCTGACAGACCGCCGCGAAGAACATCCCGAGGCTCGATGGTGGGGATCCCGGCGGCAGTCGCGAGGCGCATGCAGCCGCGGGTGCCGTAGGACCGGCCGAGTGGTGCGGCGAGACACAGGCCGGCGCCGAGGCTGATCATGTGGGCGTTGCGGCGGGGCCCGGCGCCCGGGCAGTAGGTGTCGAGCCGGCCGGGGTGGGCGGTGTCGCCGGGGCGCTTCGCGCGCCGGTGCGCGTCCGTCGGGCAGTCGGGCGCGCACAGGTCCCAGTCGGCCGGGTGCGGCTCCTCGAGGACGCCGACGTCGGCTGCGGCGAGCGCCCAGTGCGACGCGAACTGGTCGCCGCCGGTGGGGCAGGCGCCGTGGACGACGACGAGGCGGTGGAAGCCGTGGGTGTGCGCGATGGTCTCCAGGGCTCGACAGAACTGGGCCCGGTCGGTCAGGTCGCGGGAGGAGGTGACGAGCAGCCGGAACGGGTCGGTCATCAGGGGCTCCGGTCAGCTGGCGCGCAGGACGGCGACGGACGGCTGGGTCTCTGCGGGGGCGATAGGGGCGCGCCGTTGCTGGCGGGCGACAGCGAGGGCCCGGTCGTGCGAAGCGAGACGCGCCTGCTCCTCGGTCTCCGCCCGGGCTCGGATGCCCTCGAGGAACTGCTCCTCCGGCTCCCGGGCGATCGGGCACAGGTGCGCCCACGGGGAGCGCAGCGCCTCGGCCCGTGCGGCGGCCGCCGCGTCCCGGGCCTCCCGCTGCTCCTTCGCCTTGCGGCGGGCTGCGACGAGGGCCTCGTTCGGCGGCGCCCCGGACGGCGCCGAACGGGGCGCGGCCGGCGGGTTGTGAGGGTTCGCTGGCGGCGGCGGCGCACCGCGGTGCGGGCCGGCACCCGGGGGCAGGACCTTGATGGCGACGACGGTGCCCGCGCCGACGACCGCGTTGATGCGCGCCACGATATCCCGGGTGGTGAGGCGCAGCCGGGTGGCGACGGTGCCGTTGGCCGGGTGCAGGTCGAGCACCCGGCGCTTGGCGTCGAAGCGCCCCGGGCGCACGACGTCGATGAGTTCCGCGGGGGCGATCTCCTGCCAGCGGTCGGCGACGGTGCCGGCCTTCGCCTCGAGGTTCCATCCGTTCTCGACGACGACGGCGCCCAGGGCCGTCCCGAGGCTCATCGGGTCCCGGCCGCCGGTGCCGCGCTTCACGGAGACGAGACGCTTGGGCTTGGGTTTGGCGCCCGGCCCGGTGCCGTTCTTGCGGGCGGCGGCCTTCGCCGCCGCGAGGGCCTGGCGGGCGAGGTCCATGCCGGAGGGAGTGCTCATCGGTCGGCCTGCCTTCCGTAGTGCCGCCGTCGGTCGCGGGTCGTCCACGTGTTGGGGCAGGTCACGAGGTGCCCGCATTCCGACATGTGCCGCAGCAGGGTGCCCGCGCAGTCACAGCCCTGGGCCGGGCCCGACAGGGAGGCGAGGACACGGTCGGCGGTAAGCCACTTCTGCCGCAGGAGCCGGCGGCGGCTGTCGCCCCGACCGAAGGCGAAGGCTGCGAAGTTCGCGAGGACGTCTGCGTGCCGGGCCGTCAGCCGGCGCAGGAGGTCCCGCTCGTGGATGAGCAGGTCCCGCTCGTCGTACAGGGCGGCGAGTTCGTCGTCGGTGATGCTGGTGGCGGTGCGGCGGGCGGTCATGCGTACGCTCCGATCGCGTCCATGCGCTCCGCGAGGGAGCAGAGGTGGGTGCCGTACAGGTCGAGGGCGTCGTCGAGGCCGTACACGGCGATGTGCCCGGTGACCTCGGCGAGGGTTCCGCAGGCCCGGCTGGAGCCGCTGGTGACGTAGGCCCGGGCCTGGCACCGGTCCTCGTCCGTGCGCTCCGGTTCGGTGCTGTCGGCGAGCTGCTCCTGCCAGGTCCGCCAGACCTCACCCCACGCCTCGTGGTCCTTCGGTGCGACGGCCGCGGTGGTCAGGGCCTCCAGGTCGGCGATGCGCCGCGCGTCCTGGTCCTCACCGAGGAGGGCCGCGGCCAGGACCCGGTGGGGGAAGCGGGGCCGCCACACGCCCTGACCGGAGCGGCTGTAGGGGGTCGCGGCGCGCACCCAGTTCAGGATCCGCTGGTCGTCCCAGCCCATCAGCACCAGGTCGAGGAGCACCCAGGACAGCTGTCGGCGGCTGGCCTTCTGGAGCCAGTTGACGAGCGGTCGGATCTCGGCGGCGAGCCGGCGGGCCCGGGCGACGGCGTCGGCGGTGGGAATGCTGCCGAGGATGGTCGTCTTTCGCTGCCGCTTCGCGGTAGAAGAACCACCTACTACCTGAACCTGACCCTCCTCCTTAACCACCCTAAGGGAAGGGGTCCGCGAAGATCGTTTAGCCGGGTTGTCCACAGCCTTCCGCGACGAGTTATCCACAGCCTCCGCGACCCGCTGCTCCCGGCCCCGCGCCGTCGCTCCGACGACCCGGGCGGAGTATCCGACGCCGCCGAGCCGGTTGCCCGCCCAGGTGTCGAACGCCGGCGGGATCGTCGCCGCGTACACCGTCGCCGTGGGCGCGTACCCCGGCCGGCCCAGGCCCCGCAGGACGTTGCGCAGCGAGCCGTGCTCCGCCCAGGCCAGCCAGCCGGCCGACCGCAGCAGTCTGATGTGCTTGGTGACGGTCGAGCGGGAGAGGTCGGTGGAGGCCATCGTGTCGGCGAGGCAGTACCGGACGTGGCCCGTGCTGTAGTCCATGCGGCGGGCGAGGTCCTCGAGGACCACGGTGGTGACGGCGTTCGCACCCGGGACCAGGCCGGCCTCCAGGGCCCGCTCTGCTGCGCGGCGCCAGGCCCGAGGGCCGCTGTGGCGGGAGGTCGTGCGGGCGACGGTCTGGCTCGGGTCGGGCGTCCAGGGGCGCCGGACGGCGCTTCGGGGGCGCGCGGAGGGGGTGTCGGCGGCCACATTCGGGTTGAAAGGGGTGCCGGAGGGCACGTCGGAGTCGACGCGCGGCACGGTGTGCTGCATTATTGGGTACGTCCTCGGGAGTTAGAGGGCATGACGAAGCCCCTCGTGGGTTTCGGTTGGGGAACCGAATGAAGGACCCGCCCGTAGCTGGGCGGTGAATGCGTCCCGTAGGGGCCGGCTGGTACCCGGGCCTAGTGGGACACCGCAGTGGGATTCGGGTTGGTAGCCCGGAAGACCGCAGCGGGTGAACGTGAGTGGCCGTCAGGCGCTTGGTGTTGGTAGCACCGGGTGCAGCTGTTCGGCCGGGCGGCAGGAGCCTCGTGTGAGGTGGCCCCGCCCAGCGGTATCTACGTCATCACCACTCCTTGAGCAGCACGGAAGCCCGGGGCCCGGAACGGGCGGCGGGAAGCCTCGGGGCCGGCGGCGGTCGTCTGCGGGCGGGAGCACGAGGACCCGCGACTCGACGGCGGTGTGATGTTCACGCCGGAGTAGCGGGTCCCACTGGTCGCGTGCACGGATGCACGGGTACTCTTGCTCATCAGACGACCGCTTTCCTCGGTTGTCGAATGGGGTCCGTTCTCCTCGCACTAAGGCGTTGGCGCGCCGCGAGGGGGAGTCAGGGCCCCTTCTACATGTCCAGTTGTCTTGTTGCGCAACGCTTCACCGACTGTGATGGAAGCTTGCTGGCGTCAGACTACCCGCTGAGCGGGTGCGGGCACAGCCCCCTTTGCCGCACTCGGCGCGCAGGGTTGACGCCTCGTCCGGTCAGGGCGGAAGCCAACCCGACCCTATCGTCTCCCGGCCCCCTTCTCCGGCATCGGCATGTCGAGCGTTTGACATCCCATGTCAAAGTAATGTCAGGGACTAGATCATCGGGGTGCTCGCGCCGCACCGACCAGCCCCGCAACCGCCGGCGGGGGCCCCTCAGTCGCGTTGACGAAACGTCCACCCCCACGGCTTCACCGTCACGACAGCCCCCTCACCCACCGGCTCGCACGGCCACGGCACCGCCACCCCCGCACGCTCCGAGCAGGACCCGCACCGCGGCGCACCCATCGCCTGCCCGTCCGCGACGGGCCCGTGCTCCCACAGCAGGCCCCCGAGCCCCGCCGGCACCTGCCCCTCGCCGGGGCCCGGCAGCAGTTCGACCGCCTCGCCCTCGTGTACGACCGTGTCCACGCACGTCTCCTCGGCTGGTTTCGGGCAACAAAAAAGGGCCGTCACCGTGAAGTGGTGATGGCCCGTCGGAGCGGCCAGCATAGACGAAAGTTCCGGGGTCGCGGAACCCTTCTACGCGGCCGCCTGTCCCTCCAGCGTGATCGAGCCGACGAGCAGCCCGATCCGGTGCCAGTGGTGCCTGGGTACTCGCCGCTTGCAGCCGGTGCAACGGATCTCCCGCTCGGCGGGGTACATCCGCAGCAGCGCCCCGCAGGCGGGCGCCCTCTCGTCGTCGTCCGCGAAGCCGAGGGCCGGCAGCGGGCACGGGTAGGGCACCGTCACCCGCCGGTCGCGCTCCCCGGTGATGGCGGACATCATCTCCGCGGCGAGGTGCCGCACATCCCCGCGCAGCGTCTTCACGTCCGCGGCCGGGGTGCGGCACGCCCAGTCGAGGTTGATCCGCAGGTAGCCCAGGACGTCCCGCAGTTGCCGGTCCTGCCCCGCAGGCTGATCGGCCGGGGCGGGGGTGCCCCGTATGAGGCGCCACGCCCTCTCGTGCACCTGCAGCCGGCGCGGCACGTCCCCCGCCAGGAGGCTGAACACGGCGAGGTTGCCGGGCGCCTGCGAGCCGGTGCTCGCCGAGCCGGCCCCGGTGTCCGACAGTGGACTGCCCTTCGCGGTGCACGCCGGCAGCAGCTTCCACAGCTGCTCCACGTCGGTGAGGCGGTGGGCGACCTCCCGCTCGCACACCAGGCACACCGACCGTCCGGCGCCGAGCTCCTCCCGGTGCAGTGCCCGTTCGCAGCACCCGCACGCCGGTGCGTCCCCCGACTCGGCGGCGACGTCGTGGTCGGATGCCTGCCGGCCGGCCATCAGCTGGAGATCCGAATCGTCGTCGCCGGGTGCGCTTGGCACCCGGCGAGCAGGCGCTCCAGGTACCCGAGGGCGCCCTGGTAGTCGCCCCAGCCGTTCTCCGGTTCCTGGGCCCGGAACTCCTGCGCCCGCTCCCGCATCGCGGCCACGGCGGCCGTCAGGACGTCAACGGTGTCCGCTGCGCCACGGCCGTCCAGCTCACGCAGTGGGTGGCCCAGCGCCTGGGACCACATCCACGCCACGTTGCTCGTGTAGTTGCCGACCTCCAGGGCCGTCACCGTCTCTCCGGCGCCCGTGTCGATGTCCAGGCAGATGTCGTAACTCACCGTGTCCCCTCCTGTGTCATTACCCTCGCCCCGGCCCACGCCCGGTAGCGCCTCATCCATACGTCCATGGGCACCTCTACCAGCCGCCCGTCCTCCCATCCGATCCAGCAGTGGGCCTGACGGGCCAGCATCCACGCCAGGAGCAGCGGCGAGGGCATGGACTGCGGGCTGTAGTGGCCCCACACGCCCTGGACGTCCCGCTCCTGGTCCTCGACGAGGCGCCACACCTCGTACTCCGCGCCGTCTACCCACCGGGTGGATCGCGCCGCGGAGCAGATGTCCGACAGTGCGTCGTACAGCGTCGCGGCCGGCCCCCGCCGCGGTGCCACCACCGGGGCGCTCACGGGGTGCTGCCCCGTTTCAGGGACAGGCCGCTGCCCTCGCTGCGCCACCGGAGGTCGCGGCCGTTGTAGTGCCACGGGGTGTCGTCGTGGACGGCGAGGACGCAGGCGAGCGGCTGCTCGTCGAGGCCGGTCTCCGTCGCGGTGCACGCCGCCAGTGGGGCGGTGGCGGGCGTCGTCGTGACCGGCTCGCACGTCAGGTGGTCGGGGTGCAGCGTCCATCGCAGGGTGCGCAGGCCTTGCAGGGCGGCGTGTGCCTGCTCGGGGCGCAGCCCGGGGCGGACCGCGCACAGGTGTTCCACCAGCTGGACGTGCTGGGCGGGCCACTCCTCCTCCACGGTTTGTTGGTTGCCTGTGGCCGCGATGGCGCGGGCGCAGTCGAGGTGTGCGAGCTGGTCGAGCGGAAAGCGGCCGGCCGCGCAGGCGCAGGCCGAGCAGGGCACCGGGGTGGTGGCCTCGGCGGCGGGCTGCGGGCCGGGCTGGACGAGGGCAGCGGCGTGGGCGCGCAGCCACTCGGGGCTGACGCGCTGCGGGCGGACGGTCATGCGACGCTCCTCAGGGTGCGGTCGGTGGCGGGCGCCGTCGGGGTGGGGGCGCCGAGGGCGGCGAGCATCGCCGCGCGCATCTGGTCGCGCCGGGTCGCGGCGGGTCGGAGGTGTTCGGGGCCGAGGGCTTCGCGGATCCGGGCGGCGGCCGCCATGTTGGTGTGCCAGGTGCTGCCGAGGCCGGCGTTCGCCTCCAGGTCCGCGACGACGGCGAGGAGACGGTCGAGGAGGTCGGGGTTCGCGGCGGCCGGGGCCAGGGCGAGCGGAGCGGGCATGTGAGGGGTGGCGGTCATGAGAGGGGGGCTCCGTTCAGCTGGCGTGCGCCAGTGGCTCGGGGGCGTGGAGGAGTGGGGTTACGGCGCGTACGGGCGGGACCGCGACGAGGGCGTAGCGGGTGTGGCAGGCGGTGCAGGTCACGCCGTGCGGGGTGAGGGTGAGCGCGGGGGCTTGGCAGCTCTGGCAGTGGGGCCGGGTGCGGGCCGCGGTGAGGGTCGCGGTGAGGGCCTGGTCGAATGCGGGGTCGCGGCGGCGGGTGTTGTGGATGGTCGCGCGGGTGATGCCGCTCGCGGCGGCGGCCTGGGCGAGCGTGGCGCCGGCGCCGATGGCGTCCAGCAGGGTGCGGCGCGCGGTGGGACTGTCGAGCTTGGGTGGCTGGCCGCGTCGGGGGGCGGGTGCGGCGGTGGGTGGGGTCATGCGCCGCTCCCGGTGGTCCACGGTGGGCGGGGGGCGGCGTTCGCGGCGTCCCGGACGAGGGAGCCCATCGCTGTGAACGCTGCCGCGTACAGTTCGTCGGCGGCGGCGTGGAGTTCCTGCGGGTCCCAGTAGGGGCGGGCGCGTTGCTGGCCGGCGTGGAGGCCGGCGGCGGCGCCGGCGATGAACACCAGCTGGTCGCGTTGGGGGCCGGGTGGGATCTGTGGGGCGAGGACGTCGACGAGGGTCTCGGGGGTGCGGACGTAGCGCAGTAGCCCGAGGGCCAGGAGGCCGCCGAGGACCTGCGCGGAGCCGAGTGCCAGCTGGCGGCCGGCCGCGTCGACGTCCGCGACCAGCGCGTCGGCGGCGGCGGCGTCGTACGGTTCGCCTTCGGTGCTGTGGTGCTGCGTCACGCCTGGTCCCTTCGCGTCATCTCCGCCGACCACAGCAGCAGGTGCAGCCGCTCTGCCAGCGACCCGTCGCTTCTCGCCTCGATGGCCTCGCCCGCGGCCTGCGTCCAGTCGTCCATCTCCCGGCGCAGTAAGGCGGCCTCCGCGGCGGCTATCTGCGCCTCTCGTCTGCGGTCGAAGCGTTCCTGCCGTAGCGCGGTGCGCTGGCGGGCCCAGGTCCAGGCCCAGCCGAGTGCGCCGCCCGCTATGAGAGCGGCCAGCAGGGTGACCGTCAGCCACATCTCGATCCCTCCTCTTGTCGTGAACGGACTGTGGGGCGCCCGCCGGGGGTGGCGGGCGCCCCCCAGGTGGGCCGGTTCTTCAGAGGACCGCTCAAAGGTCCTCGTGTACGTACAGCGGCCCCAGGACCGGCAGCCGCTCGCGCAGGACGCTCTCCGCGTCCCGCACGACCTGGAAACGCTCCAGGCTCTGATCCGGGCCGCGCAGCGGCACGTACCGGGCAGGCGGCAGTTGATCCGCCAGGTCGACGACGTGCCAGTCGCCGCAGGGCGAGTCCCGCAGGGCGCGGCGCCGGCGCCAGGCCTGGCGGGCGCGGGCGGCGAGCACGCCGAGGGTGGTGGCGGCGGTAAGGCCCACGGCGATGCCGTCGGTGAACGCGCTCATGCCGCGGCCCCCGTCCGGTGCGTGGTGGCGCGTCTTTGGAGGTTGAGGCGTTCGCTCTCGTCCATGCCGCCCCACACGCCGGCGGCCTGGTCCGTCTCCAGCGCCCAGGTCAGGCATCGGATGGTGACGGGGCAGCTCCGGCATACGGCCTTGGCCTGGGCGCTCTGGTGGGCGGCTTCGCTCGTGTTGCCGACGGGGAAGAACATCTCCGGGTCCTGGCCGCGGCACGCGCCGTGCCGCAGGAACTCCGTCTCGTCAAGGGTCGAGGTGAACCCCGCCGTCGGCGGCTTGCGCTTGCTCATCACGCCACCTCCGCGTCCGGGTGCCGGTCCTGGCCGGAGCGCTCCTCACGCAACTGCGCGATGCGCTCGCCCAGCACCTGGGCGAATGAGCGGCGCTGCGCGTCGCCGGGGTGGGGGGTGTCGGCGAGGTGGCGGTGGCGCGCCTCGGCGAGGGTCTGCTCGCAGGCCATGACGTTGCCCCAGCCCGCGTCGACCTTGGCGGCGAGCGCGTCGGCGGCGGTGACCTCGCGCGGGCCCTCGGCGCGGGCGTCTCGCGCGGTGGGCTCGGCGAGCATGGCGAGGCGGTCCTGGATGACCTCGCCGATGGTGCGCCATCCGGCGCTCTCCACGACGTGGCCGAGCACGCCGGCCTTGCGGGCCCGGCGTCGCATCTCCTCCAGGGCCCTCGGGGTGTTCCACACCGCTTTCTCGTCGAGGCGCTCGCAGATCTTCGCGGCCTCGGACGGTTCGACGGCGGCCCGGGCGCCGGGCTTCCACAGCTCCAGGCCCATGCCGAAGCGCATGCCGGCGTTCCTCAGGGCGTTGCCGATGATCTCCTTCACGGAGGTGGAGTTCATGCCGCGGCGTGAGGCGTCGCCGTAGCCGTAGCGGGTGACGCCGCACACTGTCAGGGTCATCCACAGGCCGTTGTACTCGTCGAGGAGCGGCAGGTCACGGGCGGTGCGGGCCATCGGTTCCCACGAGTAGAGGGGGTCGACGTCCAGGAGGCGGCCGGTGATCTCGGCGTGCCCGACGTAGTCGAGGTCGATGTGCGCGGTGGTGACGTAACTTCCGCAGACGGGGCACACGGTCTTGTCGTGCTCGGCGCAGCGGCCGTGCTTGCCGTCCGCGCAGGCGGGGCAGGTGATCTCGGGTCGGCTGGAGACCTGCTCGGCGGCGAACGGCGCACGCAACCGCTGGAGGGCGGCGAGCTGTTCGGCGCTCAGCGGCGCGAGCGTGGCCGCGGGGGTGTGGGGGGGCGGGTTTTGGGTGTGCTGGGGGAAGCCACCGGCTTCGCCGGCGGCCTGATGGCCTGCCATGGGTGTGTCTCCTACAGGACTGTGATGGTGATGGCCACGGGATCTCGGCCTGCTGTCGGCGGACCAGGCCGAGGATCCGTGTCGGCTACTCGGCCTGGGACTTGCCGGGCCTGGAAGCCTGGCGGCTTTTGCTTCGAGGGGCGACGGGCTCCGCGTCGACGTACTGCTTGATCCATGCAGCGGCGACCTGCGCCGGCGAGGGCTCCCAGCCGATTAGCGCGGGGTTGGCGGCTGCGTACTCCTCCAGCTCGCGCAGTCGGTCGGTCTTGACCCTGATGCTGGCGGTGATCCTGGGGCCCGCCTCGGCGTCGGTGACGCGGCCCCGGGGCCAGCGCGTGGGGAGCCAGCGGCCGGCGAGGAACTCGGTGTACCCCTCTTCGATCACGTTGGCCCGCTTGCGGCCCTCCTGCGTCGCCTTCTCCTCGGCCCGGCGCCAGGTCTCCTTGGGGAGGTACATGGGGACCGTCTCGCTCTGCCTGGGCGAAGTCACCGCGGTGAAGAACTTGTCGACGGCGTCGGCGAGGTCGGGGCGCGGGCTGGTGCCGGCGCGCAGGGCGGCGATGGCCTCCCGGACCTGGTCGCGCTGGCTCGGGTTCTTCGCTCGCTCGGGCTGTGGCACTCGGTGTCCTCGATTCGGCGGTGCGCGCCGCTCCGAGGGGTGGGGCCTTCCTGGGGGGCGCGTTCGGGTCCTGTCCACGTCAGTGTCTCCGGTTCTCTATTGCACATGCAAGTGATAGCCCGCATGCCGGATGGGGCCGCAGGCCCCGGTGGAGCCACTCTGACACGAATCTATTGCATGTGCAATAGATTCGGTCTATGGTGAGGACACGCCGCCGGAGCCACCTCCGACGCCGCCCAGGAACGCAAAAAGGACCGACGCCAGTATTTGGTGACGGTCCAACGAGGTGGCCAGTATAGACCGAAGTTCCGGGGAAACGGAAGATCCGTCTCACGACCCGTCAGGAGCCCGTATGCGCGACCCGCTGGAAACCGGCAGCGGCCCCACCGCCACCCTCCTCCTACTCGCCGACACCATGGGCCCCGGCGCCGTAGCCGCCGAAGCAGCCGCCCAGGACAAGGCCGGCCAACGCCAGCTCGTCCACTCCAACCGCCTGCCCGCCGACCTCGACGGCCGCGAAGCCGACTACCGCGCCCTCGGCCTCATCCTCGGCCCCATCGACCCCCGCGACCCGCTCTTCCGCACCGCCACCCTCCCCGCAGGCTGGACCCGCCGCGCCTCCGACCACGACCTCTGGTCCCACCTCCTCGACCAACGCGGCCGCCGCCGCATCGCCATGTACTACCAGGCCGCCACCGGACACCGCGCCGCCCACGCCACCATCCAGAGCGTCGACGCCTACGTCGCCGAATGCGCCCGAGCCGGCACCATCCCCGTCACCGACCCCACCTGGGCCACCCGCACCGCCATCACCGCCGCCGCCCGCACCGCCCTGCAGACCCTCGACAACCTCGGCGCACCCCACAGCGACGCCCACGACCGGTACACCGCCATCCTCACCGCCTACACCCTGGAGTAGCCATGCAGCCCCCAACCACCGTCCTCCCCGCCTACGACGACCTCAGGCAACGCCTCATCGCCGTCGACAACGAGCCCCACGTCGTCGAGAAGTTCTACCCGCACATCCTCAAACTTGCCGGACAGGAACAGGCCGGCCTCGGCGTAGCACTCGCGCTCACCCTCGCCACCCACGACTACACCGCGGGCCTCCCACCGGTCCTGGCCCGCGTCGTCCAACTCCGGCTGCCGAACTACGTGCGCGCGATCGTCGACGACCCGCAGGTCCAGGCCGACGCCCTCAGTGGCCTTCAGTAGAGGAACCCCACCATGACCGACACCGCACCCGACCTGCCCGCAGACCTGTTGAAGCGCCTCGCCGACGCCGGCAACAAAGCCGTCAACGACTACTGGCACGAGGGCCAGTGCATGTGCGACGCCTGGCCCGCCAACTGCCTCTCGACCGGCGACTACTTCTTCGGCACATGGGACATCCCGGCCCTTGAGCTCGCCCTGCCCGCCATCCTCGCGACCTACGAGCAGCACAAGGCCCAGCAGGCCGACACCTTCGCCGCCATCCGCCGCCTCGTCGACTGGCTCGACCAGGCCAACGGCACCGACGAGCACGAGACCACGCTGCGCCTCCTCAAGCTGTCCGAGGAGGTCGGCGAAGTCTCCCAGGCGTACATCGGCTACGTCGGCCAGAACCCCCGCAAAGGCCAGACACACAGCGCCGCCGACGTCGCCGACGAGCTGTGCGACGTCGCCGTCACCGCCCTCGTCGCCCTCCACCGCTTCACCGACACCCCCGAGCAGCACTTCGCCGACAAGCTCCAGGCCATCGCCGACCGCGTGCTGACCAAGGACGAAGATCGCCACGCCGGCTGCTTCGAGCCTCACCGCACCGCCGACGGGTACACCGACTGCGACGGCCAACCCCTGTAAGGAGAACCGCATGCCTATCGAAGCCGGCCAGACCTACCGATCCTGCGACCCCCGCGGCGGCCCCAGCATCCGCATCGTCGAGATCCACCCGAACAGCGCCACCGTCGTCGACGCCGTCACCGGCAAACGCCCCCGCAGCATCCTCCTCGCCGCCCTCCACGACACCGCGACCACCAAGACCGGCCAGCTCCGCCGCACCGGCTACGCCCTGGAGCAGCGATGAACAGCGACAGCCTCGACCAGGCCCGCTACTGTGCGCACGTTCAGGCCGGCCGCGAGTACGAGGCCGCGAACCCGGGCTACAACCCGTGGCACCCGACGCCGGACCAGACCACCAGCCACGACGCCTACGTCCAGACCCGCGTTGCGGAAATCCTCGACAGTCCGGGCCAGCCGTGACCGACGACCCAGAGGTGTCCCTCGGATGACCGCCCCCGCACAGCCCCGGCCCTGGCAGGACATCAGCCCGACCGCCGCCGTCAGCCTCGACCTCTCCACCGACCTCACCATCCAGGCACCCCTCAACGAGCGAGGCGAACGCTGCCCCTGGCCCTGAGGCCCCCAACAGCTCCTCGGCGTCCCCCTCGGCCAGTACCACTGCCAGTACTGCAGCGCCAAAGTCGTCGCCGGCATCCCCCACATCGACTACCGCGACATCCCCACCGAACCGCCCTGCCCCCGCTGCACCGGTACCTCCGACTGCCACCAGCTCGACTGCCAGCACCCCGCCACAAAGGAGACCCCCGCATGAGCACCATCACAGACCAGGACGCCCAGCAGATCGCCGACCGCTTCAAGCGCGAAACCGCCGACCACCAGCTGACCGTCCTCCACGACCACGACGGATACCGACACCTGCGCTACGAGGACCCCCAGCGCATCGGCAACCACCGATTCGACCTCATCACCTGGCCCAACGGCATGACGATCCGCGCCGATGGCCCCACCTTCACCCTGTCCCTCTACCCGACGGCCGACCTGTTCGACATGGTCCGCGGCTCCAGCCACGACGGCGGCATCAACCCCGGCTACTGGCAGGAGCTAGTCCGCGCAGGGAAGCTCCGGGACTGGTCGCAGGACAAGTTCTGCGCCTGGCTGACAGCGAAGGCAGCCGCCGACGAGGCCGCCCACCCGGGCCTGAGCGAGGCCGTGAGGGAGCAGATCCTGGAGAGTGACGAGCACAACCTGGAGTACGAGGACGGGGCACGCACAGCCGTCGCCTGGTTCGACCACGACGGCTACGAGCTGCGGTTCCCGGCCGGCTGGGAGCAGAGCTTCGACGACTGGTCCTGGGAGTGGCTGTGGGCCTGCCACGCGCTGGTGCGGGGCATCGCCGAATATGACCGCGTCAACGCCGCCGCCACGACCTGACCGCGGGAACGTAAGGGTCATCACGTGATCCCGGGCGTGACACGTCACGGCGAGGATGCCGCGTTTCCGCAGGTCGCATCGCTACCAGTCAGTAGATTGAAAGAGAGTCCCACCATGACCGACCTGACCAAGTGGCCCCGCCTGATCGTGGCCGGCGTGCCCGTGACGGAGGACCAGGCGGATAACATCCTGATCCGCACGTCCTGCCTGTGGTTCCTCCACGTCAACGACCAGCAGTGGAACCGCACCGTCGCCCGCATCCTCAACATCGACCTCGACACCCACGGATTCCACACCGCCGCCTCCGTCAGGGACACCAACACCCGCCTCGGCATCCTCGACCTGCAGTACCTGCACACCTCCCGCATCGCCTCCAGCTGGATCGGAGGGCCACACGGCTGGTGCGACTGGACCGGCGCCATCGGCTGCTCCAACTACAACATCGGCAAGTGGCCGTCGACGGAGGATGTCACCGCTGACTGGCAGACCATCGCTGCGGCCTTCCCCTTCCTCGACCTCACCGCCCAACTCGTCACCGAGGAGGGAGACGGGGAATTCGTGGCCGAATGGCGGGTGGTGAACGGCACCGTGGAGCAGCGCGAGCCGACCGGCTTGGTCGCTGCCGGTACGGAGCTCGGCGAGGCCGACTTCATGCGGTGCCTCATGATGGGCGGCGAGCGTGGCGTCACCCCGGAACGGCTACAGGCCGCGGTTGCGCGAGTAGAGGCGCAGCGGTGAGCGCTTGGGACGACCTCTCGGACCGGGCCCGCTGGTTCCTGGAGAACTTCGACGAGCTCGCCATCGCGGAGATGCTCGCCGCGGCCGACCCCGGCGGCGACGAGCACCGCTACCTGTCCACCGGCTGCCACCATGGCGACCACGCCTACTGCCAGGCTATGACCGGCCTGCAGGGCGCGAAGAGGCCCGCGGAGTGCAAGCACTGCGGGGCGCCGTGCGTCTGCGCCTGCCACCAGCCGCCGAAGGAGTAGCCGTGATCCGCCCCGGCTTCGACACCTGCGACGGGGACGGGTGTGGTGTCACCTCGAACCTGCATCCCTTCCCGCACCTCGCTTCCTGCCGGTACGGCACCGGTGCCCCTCCGGTCTGCTCCTGCCGGCATCCGGCCGATCAGCACGAACCCGGGCCGGACGGACCGCGCTGCCACGGGTGCTTCATGCAGGGCACTCCAAGCCACCACCACTACGTCCCCCAGGAGCAGTCGTGAACGCCTCCGAAGGATGGGTGACCCTCCCCATTCGAGGGCAACTCGACGGTATCGGACCGAAGAACGACATCGACGCGGCTGGCGCCTACCCGCTCACCGTCTCCCTGCGCCGCGAGACCGTACCCGACCTGCTGCACCAGCTCGTGAAGGCGACCGTGGCCGCGGCCGCCGACGAGACCGTCCCGATCGACCACCCTGCGGTGCTGCGCCTGTTCGCCGACCAGCTCGGTCGCGCGTACGACTGGCGGCGCATCGAGGAGCTGGAGAAGGAGGACCCGGCCGTCGTCGCCCGGCACGTGGAGGCCGCCGAGGAACTGTGGCCGTGGCTCGCGAAGGGCAACGAGCGGGACCGGCGCGCGGCGTTCCAGCGCGGCTACGCCGGCGGGAAGGCCCACGACGAGGAGTGGGCCAGGAAGGACAACGCCGCGGACACCGCGCACGTCGCTCTCGCCACCGAGCTGCGCATCCCCTGCCCGGAGGCGTCCGACCCCGGCCGGCCCGACGGCGCACCCAGCATGCAGCCGGAGCCGCTCATCGTCCGCAAGAACACCACCGGCTACCCGAAGGGCTGGGAGGACGGCTGGCTGATCCTCAATCCCAACCTGCAGCCAGGCGACCAGGTGTGGACCGGCCGCGAGTGGAGGTACCGCGGAGAGCTGACCCGCAACGCCATCTACCGCTACGACCGGCACGAGGCCGTCGCCGAGGCGCAGCGCCTGGCCGCCGAGGAGACCCGCCGCTACGAGGCCTGGATCGCCGGGATGCGCGTGAAGGCACGGAAGGAGAAGCCGTGAGCAGCAGCGTCTTCGTCGTCCAGGAAGAGACGACCGGCCGGTGGATCGCCGGCTGCTGCGACGAACGCTGTGAAGATCTGCCGGGCTGCTTCGGAGAAGGCATGCACACCCTCGCGGAGGAGCCCACCAAGGCGGCAGCCGACCGGGTCGCCACCAGGCACCGCAAGCTCCTCGCGACCATCCCTGACCCGTGCAAGCCGAAGGCCGGTGAATGCGAGGCCTGCGGCCAGTCCCGCACCGTGATCCGCGAACTGCAGGACCTCGTCCGCCCCCTAGAAGCCCGACTGATCAAGGAGTAGCAGTGATCGAGATCCCGAAGGTCACCGTCCGTACCTGCGCCGCCGCCTGCGGCAAGCCCCTCACCACCTGGCACGTCGGTGCCGACGGCCGCCTCTGGCACCCCGACTGCCTACCGGCCGGCACGCCGCTGCAGACCGTCCTGTCCCCGGCCGCCGCCGCCCGCCGCATCGCCGAGCTGGAAGCCGAAGTCGCTCGCCTGCGGCCCGCCCAATGACCAGCCCCGCCAACGCGCAGCTGCCCCTCGCCGACGAACCGGTGCAGGGGCGGCTCGCTGCCCGTGTCACCTGCCGCCGCTGCCACCGGCCGCTCCACGCCCCCGAGTCCCGGGCCCGCCGCCTCGGCCCCGACTGCGACCACCAGCGCGAGCACACCACCCGCCATGACGTCGACCAGGACATGCTGCCCGGCCTGTAGTCAAACCGGGCCCCGGCCGGGCCTCCGGGCCGCTACCCTGCCGCTCGTGAGCACCAATCACCAGCCGATCCTGTGCGTCATCTGCCGCAAGCCGGCCCGCCGGGAGGACCGCGTCCGTACCCGCAAGGGCGGCCACACCCACCGCGCCTGCCTGGACAAGGCGACGAAGGCCGGCCATGCCGGGGCCTCCACCCCGCCCGCTGGCCAGCGCCCGGAACGGCCCGCCCCTGCGGCGGTGCAGTGGGACGCGCCCGAGCAGCGCCGCGGCCCAGGCACCCCGTCCCGCTTCCCCGGCAAGTGCCCCATGTGCGATGAGGGTTACCCGGCGAAGACCCTCGTCACGAAGATCTTCGCCGGGTGGGCGCACACCCTCTGCGTGTTCCCCGACAGCGCCGCACCGAGCAGCGCCGGGGCCCGGGAGTTCGAGGAGAACCGGGCCGCGATCCTGTCCGGCGAGACGTTCCGCTCCCAAAAGCCGTCGACGTGGCGCCGGGGCGGTTCCCCGTCGAGCTCGGGCGGCGCCAGGCGTTGAGTCACAGGCCGATCCCGAACAGGGCGTTGTCGGTCTCGTCGAACTCGTCGGCGAGCTGGATGTAGCCGTCGAGCACGGGGCTGTTGGGCTTGTGGCCGGTGATGGCGGCGATGGCCTTGCGGTCCTTGCCGGCCCGGCGCGCCTCGGTGGCCATTCCGGAGCGCGCGGAGTGGCCGGTGAAGCGCAGCTTGACGCCCGCGCGCTGGCCGGCGGCGGTGATGACGGTGCCGATGCCGGCTGGGGTGAGGCCGCCCAGGACCGAGCCGGAGGCGTGGATCTCGCGGAACGCCGCACTGTCGGGCTCGGTAAGTTCGGCGGCGTCGCGCCAGGCCCGCCAGGCCCGCACCGGGCAGGTGTCGGGATTCTGGCCGAAGGGGACGGGTACGACGCGGGGGTGGGTCTTGGAGACCCGCACGTCCACGCGCAGGCCCTCCTCCACCTCCTCCATGGATCGCACGGTGAGGGCGGCGACCTCGTGCCGGCGCCCGGCGATGGAGAACGCGATCAGCACCACCGCCCGGGCGCGCAGGCCGGGCAGGTCGTCGGGGCAGGCGGCGACGATCTGGCGCAGCGCGCGCACGCGCAGGGCCGGCGCCTTGCCGCGGCCGCGCGGCGCCTCCTTCTGCTCGGCGGCCTGGCGCTGGTAGTCCTTGAGGAGTTGGCGGGCGGCTGCGGTGGCGGCCGGGTCGACGACGACACCGAAGTCGGGACCGCGCAGGGTGACGGCGACGCCGGCGAGCTTGCGGTCGATGGTGCTCGGCGCCCGGTGCTCCACGTCCCACAGCCATTTCACGAAGGCACGCAACGTGCCGCGGGTGGCGGCGGTGACCGGGACGTCGATGCCAGCGCAGAACGTCTGCCAGGTGCGCCAGTCGGAGGCGTAGGAACGGACGGTGTTGGCGGGGCGCTGCTCGGCGGCGTGTGCGTCGGAGGCCTCGTCGAGGGCGGCCAGGCGCGCGAGCAGCTCGTCGTCGTACTCGTGCGGCGCCGGCACCGATCCGGACGCGGGCGCCGGGGTGGGTGCGGGTCGGCCGGCGGCCGGGACCAGGTCGGTACTCATCGTCACTCCGAGGTGTCGAGGAAGGGGCGGATGCTCTCGGGGAAGTCGGGGCGGTCCTTGTAGACGTCGACGACCTGCAGCAGCAGCCACCAGCGTCGGTCGTCGCTCTCGTGCCAGGAGGGGCGATTGTTGAGGCTTGCGGAGAGGTAGCCGATGGATCCGAAGACGAGCGTGCCGAACAGGCGCTGGGCGCGGCGCGACGTGGGCCCGGAGGGTTCCGTGTAGGCCTCGCTCTGGATGGTGTCGGCGAAGGCGCGCAGGGCTTCGAGGTGCTCGGTGGTGATCGCGGGAGCCTGATTCTGAGTCACGATATGTGAGCTTATCGCGATCCAGAGGCCACGTCAGGAATGAGTGAAAAGTCGCATAAGTGAACGTTATGCGGACGATGCCCGCGCTCGGTTATACAGAAGCTGGATAGAGGTGGACGGACCGGTCTGGGAGGGATACGGTCTACCTGACCACTAGTCACCTCTAATGTAAGGGCCGCCGTGCTCCTGAACATCGAATCGAGCCCGGAGTTCGAAGCCGACCTCCGCGCCCTGCTCGCCAAGCACATCGCCAACGTCACCCTCGTCGAGCCCGACCGGGCCTGGACCGTCGACCGCGCACACCGCTACTACCTCGCCCTCCCGCCACGGGCGAAGCGCATCCTGCGCGAAGCCGTCATCCGGGACGGGTTCGTCCCCGCCGAGGACCTTCGCGAAGAGGGCCGGGGCCTGCGCGGCCACAGCGGACCGCTGACCATCGTCCTGGAGCGAGGCGTCCGCAAGGGCTGGTGGCCCGACAAGATGGAGCCTCCCGTCCAGCACCGCGGTCCCGGCTTCGGCCCCGTCGTCGGCTACCTCATGCCGAACCGCCTCGTCCCGATCTTCGAGGAGGCCATCGTCGACAGCACCCACCAGGAGATCCTCACTGCCGCCATCACCACCCACGGCGGTACCTGGGACCCCGCCCGGGCCGTCACGGCGCTCCGCGAGGCCGACCGGATCGTCGACCCGAAGCGCGTCCGGGCCGTCCTGCGCCGCATCGCCGCCACCGGCCTCATCGTCAAGACCGACCCCGACCGGGCCATCTACCGCCTTGCCGCCGAGCAGTGAGGACCCCGTGACCGCCAAAGGACCACGCCCCGACTACTCCGGCCTCGCGGGGTACGGCAGCGCCAGGGAGAGCGCCTCGGACGCGGTGCTGGGCGTGATGGCCTGGTACGCGGAACAGATCATCCTGGAGCAGCAGCACCCGGAGCCCAACCCGGCTCGCATCGATGAGCTGACGTCTGAACGCCGCACCGCGCAGACCGACCTGGAGCGGGCGAAGCTGGCCGACCTCCAGGAGGCACTGCGGATCGCTGACGCGTACGCCGCCCGCCTCCGCGACCTGACGGCTTGAGCTGCGCCGTCAATTCGACCCACCTCCGCACCAACCACAATGAGGAGAGCATCATGATCTACGGCATCTGGGACCCGCTGAAGGACGAGCCGGGCCCGCACAGCGACCGATCCCGGATGGAGTGGTGGCCGTCCACGCGCGCCGTCCACGCCTCGATGCGGGCCCGCCTCTACCCCGGAGGCGCCGTCACCGCGGTCGACGCGGCCCGGCACGTCCACCGCGAGGACCGCCCCGACGCGCAGTGGGGCGGCAGCACCGACCAGTCCTGCATCTACCTGTACGAGACGCCCGACGCCGCCAAGCCGAACGGCATGCTGGAGTTCGGGCCCCGCGGCGGCATCCAGTACCACCCGATGACCGACATCAAGCCGCGCGTCGTCGTGGTCGCTATCAGCTGCGGCAGCCGCGAACTGGACAGTCGGGAGGTCGTGGTCCATCCGTGGCACCTCGACAACATCGGCCGTGACGACGGCGCCCGCTGGGCCAGGTGGCTCGGACCCGCCGCCCGACGCGGGCTGCGGCTCATGGAGTTCCCGCCGCTCGACGCGTTCGACGTCACCGCCACCGACCCGGCGACCGGCGAGCGTCTCGCCACTCTCGTCGCGGCCTGATCAGATAGAGATGGGCCCGGCGCATTCGACCTGCGCCGGGCCCACCCGCATTCTCACCCGGCCCGACCCGTAGCGCGATCACCGGGCAGGGGCGTAGCGTGCGGAGATCACCGCATGTCAGGGGATCACATGACCGACAGTCCGCGCCAGCACGACGCCGCCCACGTCTACATCGAGGCCCTGTCGGCCACCATGGACCCCGAGCACTTCCAGCTGCTCGGGGAGATGCTCCAGCAGACGTCAGCCAATCCGCCCCCGCAGGACCCGACCGTCGAGCACGACATCCCTGCCGAGGTGGTCCGCGAGTACGCCACCATCATCGGGATCATCCTCACGGGGAACATTGATCAGCGCGTCACGCAGACCCCATCCGGATCCTGGGCTGTCCACGCGAACGCGGACGACATCGCGGACCGCAAGAAGCTCGCCGACATCGACGCGTGGGTCGCCGAACGCGAGGAACTCGGCCCCGACGACGTCTGATCGGCCGGCCGACTCCTACCCTATGGTCATGACGACGCGCGCGCCCGACTCCCTGCTGGTGGCCCTCGACGCCCTGAAGGCACGCGCGGCCGCCGACCCGGCCATCGCCACCTCCCCCTCCCGGACGCGCCGGCTCGGCTCCGTCACCACCCTGCTGAAGAACGCCGCCGAGGACTGCACCCCCACCCAACTCCGCAACCTCACCGCGTACCTGCACGCCGACACCATCGGCCACCCCGACCAGGACGACACCGTCCTCGGCCGCGCCAAGACCGGCCGCTACCGCAAGGACCACCCCGGCCGGCCGCTCACCGCCGCCAGCCAGCGCCACCTCATGGACGGCCTCGCCGACCTCAACCGAGCCGCCGGCCACGCACCGTACTGGTGGCAGCAACGCGGCATGCGCCCCTGGTCCAAACACACCGAGGACCCGATCGATCGCCCCGGGCACCTCGTCCTGCGCCGCGCCCTGTGCGAGCCCACGACACCCCGCCAGGAACCGTTCCGCCTGCGGACACTCCTGGCCCTGGAGATCCTGTGGGACACGGGCGTTCCACCCGAGGGCCTCGTCCTCACCGACACCGCCGACCTCGGGCCGGACCTGAAGACGATCCGCGTGACGGTCAACCCACCCGGGCGCAGCGCGACGACCGTCGAGACGGTCCGCCTGACCGCGAACACGCGCGCTGTGCTCCGTGAGTGGCTACCCCTGCGGCGGGCGATCGTCGCGGAGCACCTGTCTGCCGGGCCCGATGCCTACGCGAACCAGGCATTGTTCATCACGCTGCACCATGCGACAGGTACGTACGACGACGGTCGGGAGCGGATGGTGCTGCCGGGGATGCGCATGTCCGTCCGCGGCCTGCAGGGCAGCTGCTCGCAGTGGATCCGTCGGCTCAACGCGCTTCACCCGCACGGGGCCGGCTGGCCGGTGCCGACCTCGTTGCAGCAGCTCGGCAGGGGCGGCGCCAACAATCGAAGTTCGCGCAGGTAGTTGCCGAGAGACGTTGGCGGCAACCGGGTGGGGCGTTCGCCGCGAGGTTCGGAAGGTTCCGCACGGAGCCGGGCCGCAAGGCGATCTTGATCCCGACATTACTTGATCCTGCCGTGTAAAAGTATTCGACCGGCGCAGGCCTACCGCCAGGTCAGGTCGACCCACAGGGTTGTTCCTCGAGCGTCCAAGACCTGCCCCAGCGGCCCCAGGGCAGCAGCGATGCCCAGGGCCAAAGGCTGCCCCTCGGCATGCCGCCGACCGGGCTCGGCCGGCGGCGAACAGGTCGACAGGCCCGAGTCGAACACTTCGATACGACACCCTCGTGCGCTGCGGATCAGGCGCACCGTGATGGAGTCGCCACCGTGCCGGAGAGCGTTCGCTACCAACTCTGATGCGGCGAGGACCGCGTCGTCGACGCGCTCCTGTGGGACGTCGACCCAGGTGACGGCAAGCCAAAGGCGCACCAACTCCCGTACGTCACGGGCGGACCGCGGAACGCTGTCGAACGTCCGGGTAACGTCGAGGCTCGACGTGTCCACTGGAACTCTCCCCGGTAGCTGCGCACCTATCGGCCGGTCACGCAAAGTGAATCATTGCGCAACATTTTGGCACCCTCACGCATTGCGCAGGATGCTGTCCAACGAAATGGACATGTGTCGCGGTTGTGGGGATGACAGAGGGGCGGGCACGAGTGCCGATCGAGCGCACGACCACCCCGAAGTACGTGGAGATCGCTACCGACCTGCGCCGGCGGATCGTCGAAGCACGCGAGTGGCTGCCCGGTGAACGCATCCCTACCCACAAGGAGCTCTGCGCCTGGTACAAGTCCTCCGACAGCGTCCTGCACAAAGCGCGCGGAATCCTGATCGCCGAGGGCCTACTCGAGGCCCACCAGGGCGCCGGGACGTTCGTTCGGCGCCGCACGGTGCGCCATCGCATCGTCCGGGTCGACACCGAGGCCGGCCGAGCGCAGGTGGTGCCGCTACGCGAGCAGGAACGCCCCGCCGGACGCCTGGGCGAGTGGGCATGCCGGAGCCAGACGATCCTGGCGGACCGAACGCTGGCGTGGCTGCTGCGGATCGAGCCCGGGGAGCGGGTGGTGGAGACGGCCTACCAGTTCCGGTCCACCGGAGCACTGGTGCGCCTCACAACGTGCTGGGAGCCGTACACGATCGTCGGCCAGAGCCCGGTGATGCTGCCCGAGGACGGCGCCCTCGCCGGGCGCAGCGTGCGGGAGCGGATGGCGGAACTGGGCGTGGAGATCCGCGAGGTGGAGGAAGAGGTGGTGGCGCGGCCGGCGACGGTGGAAGAGGGGGACCTGCTCGGCGGGGGTACGGCTGCGCCGGTCCTCGAGGTGACCCGACTGTTCCTGGGTGAGGACGGGCGTCCGGTGCATGCGGAGCGGACGGTGGTGCGGGGGGATCGCGGGTCGCTGGTGTACCGGGCGTAGGTACGCGAAACCGCCCCCGCGCGGCGGTGGCCGGCGGGGGCTGCGGTTGTCGCGGAGCGGCTCGAAGGTTGGCCGGAGTCACACTCCAGTTCGGTTGTACTCGTTGACCCGGTCGGGCGGCGCCGGGGGCTCAATCCCGTGGTGGCGCATCTGCGCAGTGAGCTCCGAGACGTAGACGGCGAAGGCCCGTACCAGGGTTGTGAGCGTGCCGGTCGTGGCCTTGAGCTCGGCGATCTCCTGCTGCATGTCGCTGCGGATCTCCTTGAAGGCCTGCAGGTCGGCCGTGCGCTGGGCGGGCTCCGCCGCAGCCAGGGCGGAGGCGCGCTGCGCCTCTGCGGTGGCGAGTGCGGCGTGGCGGGTGGCCCGGGCGGCGAAGAGGCCGGCGAGGACCAGCGCGGCCGCGCCCGCAAGGGCGCCGGCCAGGCCCAGTATTGCGTTCATGAACCACCGCGATTCTCGGTTGAGCGTCGGCGGCGGGGTGGCTCCGGGATGGTCGCCGCCCACAGGGTCATGCCGACGTGGCTGGTCAGATACCAGCCGAAAACGAAGGCTCCTCGCTCGTACTCCCCCGTGACGGTGGCCGTCCCGTAGGCGAACGCCCAGATCAGGGGCGGGATGCAGGCGGCGTAGAAGCCGATCCAGTCCCGGCCGATCCGCAGCCAGGAGCAGGTGAAGGCGACGGTGCCGGAGAGGATCCACAGCCAGGCCCAGCAGTGCAGCGGGGCGATGCGGGTGAGCATGGACAGGCCGGGGCCTGTGAGGGGTTGGGCGACGTAGCCGGCGCCCCAGCAGATCTGTCCGATGCCGAGGAGGAAGAGGGGGGTGCCGCGGCGGCCCAGAAGCTTGCGCAGCCGCCGAACCGCCGCGCACCTCACGAGAGTCCGACGACGACGGCCGGAGGCGACGACTTCGCGGCGACGGGCGCGGTGACCTGGGTGCGGGTCCAGACCGCGACGGCCGCCGTGGCGATGAGCATGACCGCGGCCTGCTGCTCGGTCGACCAGTGGAAGCCGAAGCCGATCACCAGCGAGCCGAGGGCCTGGATCAGGCCGAGGATCGCGGCGCCGAGCCCGTCGTGCACGATGACCGCAATGGCGATGGCGACGACCGTCGCGGCGGCCGTGTTGAGAGCGGCCTGCTCGCCGGTAGTCAGGTCCACCCCGAAGCCGGGCAGGCCGTTGACGACAGCGGCGACCAGCGCCAGAAGAAGGGCGGGCTCTCTGCCGAAGATCTTGGGCATGGGGGTCTCCGATCAGTTCGCGGGGGTGAAGTCGAGGTAGTAGAACTTGCCGATCTCGAAGTCCACGCTGGGGTTGTCGACGTGGATCTGCAGAGACCCGCAGGGCGTGTACTTGGCGAACCGCTGGTTCTCCGGGGTGTCCTGGTCAAGGGCAGCCGTGAACTTGAAGATGCGTGCGGCGCCTGCGCCGAACGACTCAGTGCTGGAGCAGCGGAACTTGGCGCGAACGTGCATGAGTCAGTTCTCCTTCGTGGTGGTGTTGCCGACGGCGACGCGGACGTCCACGCCCTCGGCCAGGGCGTGCTCGACAGCCGCCGCGGCCTGGGCGCCGACGTCCCGGATGGCAGCGAGGACCGCCTCCGTGTCGACGCCCGGGCGGCTGTCGAGCACGGTCTTCAGGACGGCAGCCTGCGCCGTCAGCTGGGCCTGCAGCTGCGCGAGCTGGTACTGAGCGGGCGCGATGCCCGCGACCAGCCACAGAGCCGGCACCGTAGGCCGGGCCGGGTCCTGGATCCAGGACCCGTCTACGCGCGGCAAGGGTGTATTCCAGACCGCAGCCGCGATCTCCTGGATTTCGGCGGGGGTCAGTGGCATGTCGTCCTCCTGGACGGGAGTAGTAGGAGTAGGTGCGGGGCTGCCGGTCGCGCGGGCGACGATCTCCGGCATGATGCGCTCGTGGAACTGCCGCACCCGGGCGTCGCCGGGGCAGGCCGTCCCGCCGTCCGACCACTGCGGGAACATCGAGTGGTAGCCGTACCCGGGGTCGTCGTGCGAGCGGCAGATGCGGAGCGGGAGGCCGTGCTGCCGGTGCATCCACACCCCGAGCAGGATCAGCGCCTCGACCTGCGCATCCGTCCACGGGTCGGTGTGCTGCAGGTTCGACGCCGTCTCGACCGACACCGCGCCGGTACCGTCCGGCCGGCGGTTGGCGTACATGTTTGCGTCGGCTTTGGTCTGCGTACCGATGTACTGGGCGATCGCGCCGTCGTACCCGAGGCCGAAGTGGCTCTCCAGGTTGGTGCCGTCCCGCCAGTACTCGAAGATCCGCCGTGGCGTCCACGGCGCCGCGATGCTGTGCAGGATCAACTGGGTGGGGACGATCGCGGCTTGCGCGTCTGATTCGGGCTGGAGCTCCATGCGCTCCGCGCCGGGGTACCAGGCCATGAGGTGCCTCCTGGGCATGGAAAAGCCCCGGGCCGGGCGGCACGGGGGCTGGCGGTCAAGCCTCCGGGGCGGGGTCAGGGTCCGGCGGCTGTTCGCTGATCGGCTCGGGCAGGACAACGTCGAGGTGCCCGGGCGGAACCTCGAGAACGGGCGGATCGGCCACGGGGCGCTCTCCTACGATTCGATGCCGGACGCGGCGAGGACGACGCACCGCACGGCGCCGCTGCCGGCTGTGCGGCGGACGCGGACGCGGAGCTCGACCTGGTCGCGGAACAGGCCGGGCAGCTGGAACGGCGCGATCGTGACCGCGGCCTGGGTGAACGTCACGGCTATGGTCGACCCGAGGATCGCGCCGTTGACGGTGACCTGGAGGTCGCCGGTGGTACCAGACACGTCCGTGGTGTGGCCGATGACCAGGTACGCGAACGGGTTGATCTTCTTGATGCTCGCCCGGTGGATGTCCTCGAAGGAGGCCGAGGTGCTGGCCGGCCAGTCGGTGTACCGGGCCAACGCGAACGGGATCGGCAGGTAGGGGCGGCCGAGGCCGACGCCGCTGGTGTCCTCGGAGATGACGACGTTGCCCGCCCGGTCCAGCAGCGACCACAGGGTGGTGATGAGCATGGCGACCGTGCCGTCCGTCCGGCGGACGGTGTCGGCGAGCTGGGCTGCGCGCTCGCGCAGGGTCCGCTCTATGTCGGCGATTCGGCGGGCGGGGCCCGACGGCCCGGCGGGCATCTGGTCCTGGCGGATACTCATGCGTCCTCCAGCAGGATCGGGGTGACCTGGTCGCCGGTCGCGGAGATGTCCCAGCCGTAGACCCGGGCGACAGCTGTGACGCCGTCCGGGTGGCGAGGTGAGGACTCGATGTCGATGGCCACGCTGTCTCCGAGCCCCCAGTCCCTGCCGACCCGGGGCGCAGCTGCAGTGGCCGCAGCCAGCGTCCAGGCCCTGGAGCCGCCCTGGAGCAGGTCCAGGGCCTGGGCCGCGTGGGCGTCCAGCTGGCCGGTGTCGGTCACCTGGGTGGCCGGTGTGTACCGGTGCTCCCACAGGCACCAGCCGGATGCGATCAGCGCGTCCGCGGTGTGCGCGGCCGACGTGAGCCGGGACGCGCCCTGTCCCTCGCCGCGGGCAATGACCGACGTCGCGCCCTTGCCTCGCTCATAGGACTCGGTGAGGACATAGTCGGTGAGGCAGCCCGGCATGTCGAACACAGCCGCCGGCGTCGCCGTCTGTACGCCGAGGAGCGGACGGATTCGCACCACCAGCTGGACGGCGCTTTGCGCGGCGTCCGCCCAGATCGTATCGATCGTCCACTCGCCCACATCGGCCAGCGCGTCCAGTTCCTGCAGGCACGACAGCACCGATTTGTCGTCGGTGTCCGCGACCGTGTAGTCGACGCTCACACCGACCGACGTCGCGTCTATGGTGAGCGCCGGGCCTTGGACGAGCAGCGGGGCGCACACGCCGGCCATGGCAGTGCCGAGGTCGACGCCGGTGCCGCTGTAGGTGGGGTAGCGGCGCTCCAGGTAGGCCTCGGGGGTGGCCGTGGTGATCTTTGCGGTGCTCGCGCTGCCGCCGGCCCGCGGCAGGGGGATACCGGACCAGACCGGCAGCCCGGTGTCCTCGTCGACGGCGACGATCAGCGTGCGAGCGGGGTCGGTCGCGGCCTCCCACTCGCGGGGCGCGCCGGCCAGCGCCAGCTCGAACGTGGTGTTCGTGCTGGCGCCCATCCGGCGCGACAGTGCGCCGGTGGGCCGCAGGGCCCGGAGCTCCTCGGCGATGCGGCCCGTCCGCAGGTCACAGCCCAGGTACCGGTAGATGGGTGTCCCCACGTCAGGACACCCGCCGCAGCCGGATCCAGGACCCGGCGTAGATGGTGGTCGCGGTGGCGTTGGAAGTGTTCTGGGCCCAGCGGAACTGCAGGGTGCCCGCGGTGCCGGCGGTGGCGAGCCTCCCGCGCGGGTTGAGGGCGGTGTAGGCGCCGCCGGTGCCGTATGTGCCAGCGGTGAGCGGCGTGCCCGCGTTCACGGCCAGCGGCGCGTATGCGGCGGCGCCGCCGGTGGCCGCGCCGAGCGGGCCCCACAGCAGGGTTGCGGACGCGGGGAGCGTCCAGTCCATCTTGATGTCGCTGGGGCTGGTGGCCCCGTCGTACGCGATGAAACCTTCCAGCTCGTAGACCGCGTTCGCCACGACCGCGAGCGCCAGGTGGGTGTCGTTGACCAGGGTGGTGCTGCTGGTGACGGACTGGTTCGCCGCCTTGTGGATGCTGGTGAATTTCCCGACGCCGGTGCCGCCGGGGCTGTCGACCAGCAGGGCCTTGGTGGTGCCGTCGGCGAGGAAGTACCAGTAGGCGCCGGTGTCGGTGTAGTACATGATCTGGCCGGGGCCGCCGGTGCTGGGTGCGGCGGTGGACAGGCACGGCAGGATGCCGCCCGGGGCGACGGTGATCTGCCGGATCGCGGTGGATACGGTGGCCGCGCCGGTGCCGCCGCCGCCGGTGTTCGGGACGTTGATCGTCGCGAGGGGGATGTAGATCTCTGTGGCGCCCGGTGACGGGATCGCCGGTGAGGCGGACGCCGTGCCCGTCAGCAGGAACGTGTCCGCCTTGCGGAATCCGCTGGCGTCCACCGCGGTGTCCCACACACGCAGGTAGACGAGGTCGATTCGGGCGAAGGTGGCGTTGGCGGCAGCGAGTGTGCCCGGGCTGCTCGCGGCCATCTGGGCGCGGTAGACGCCCTGCCCGGAGCGGTAGGCCGCGGCAACGCCGGCAGTCACGTTGACGGTCGTTCCGGCGAGGCTGACCGCCAGGCCCGGATCGCCCGGCCGGATACCCGGTCGGGAGCCGAGCGCGGTGCCGTCCGCCATCACGAGCATCGAGTCCATCTTGCGGAACTCGGTCTCGTCGTAGGTGGTCGAGGGGACCCACAGTGGATCGGTGCTGGCCATCTGGCCTCCTCACATCCAGGCGGATCGGGCGGTGCCGGTGAGCATCGCGGCCGCGTCGTAGGCGGGGCAGGTCCAGCTGAGGGCCAGCTGGGACTGTGCGGGGATTTCCGGCCAGGTGCCGGACAGGTATAGGCGCCGGCTCACCGTCCCGTTGAGGACGGCGGTCCGGGCATCGGAGTCGAGGACCAGGACATCGCCCGCGAGGAGCGTGTCCGTGTAGGTCTGCTGGGTGATGCTGCCGTCGGGCCGGGTCGCGATGATCGTGAATCCGCCAGTGGTTGGTCCGGTCACGGTGAGGACCGGCCGGGTGGCGAGCGAGCCGGCATTGACCAGGGTGATCGCGCCGGACACCGTCGTCGCCGTGATCGTGAGGGGCAGCGTGATCGGCAGGGTCACGCCGCCGCTCGTCGATGGCAGCCCGGTGCTTTGGGACTGCAGGGTGGTGCTGTAGCGGCGCGGGTCCGCCGCGGTCAGCAGCACGCTGTACGTGGCGATCCGGTCGGTGACCGGGTCCATCAGGACCCGGCCGGACCGCCTGACTGTGGCCTGCTTGGGGGTGGTCTCGTAGACGGTGAGCAGGGTGTCCGTCAGGGCAGCCGCAGCTCTGAGCTGTTCCATGGCGGTGTCGAGGGCGGGCAGGTCCGGGGCGGTGATGGTGCCGGTCGCGGTGATGGCCCGGGCCGCGAGGTAGGTCGGCCCGGCCCAGGAGCCGTGGTCGGCTTCCCGGTCGGTGTACTGCGTCCTGACGTCCGGGGAGTCCCAGCCGTCCAATTTCGCGAGACCCCAGGCGACCCCGGCGCTGTCCACCCCTCCCAGGGGGACCGCGCCGAGGTCGGCCCGGCGGCCACCGAGCGTCGCGCCGGGCGTGTATCCGGCCACGCGTGTCCTCCTCTCAGCCGATGTACTCGAGGTGGCGGACGACGTCGGCCATCTGTTCGCCGAAGTCCCGGTCGGCGCCGTAGAGGTTCACGGTGGTGCCGCTCCTGCTGGTGGTTGCCGCTGCTGACGCGGGCCCACCGGCCAGCTGCCGGACCGATGTCAGGTCCCGTCCCAGGGGGGTGAGCTGATAGCCGAACTCAGTGGCGACTTGGCCGAGCAGCCAAGTGGAGCGGCTCCGCTTGCCGGGGTCCATCGGGATGTACGCCTCCCGGCCGGCCTCGGCCCACAGGATCGCCTGAGAGGCGAAGCCGGCCTGCCGAGTGTCGAGGCCGTTGGCGGCGGCAGTGACGCCGCCATACGCCATGCCGGTGATCCCGCCGTTCGCCTGCCGGTTCTCAGGCAGGTAGGTGCCCAGGTTGCGTTGGACGTTGATGTACTCGACCGTCACCGAGACCGCACGACTCTTGATCTTGTTGATGGATTCCTGAATCGCTGCGGTCGAGTTGAAGGCGTCGCTGGTCGGCACGGTGACTTTCACCGTGCCGTCCTTCAGGTGCTCGACCTTGAAGCCGAGCGACTGCAGGTCCTGCTCGGCATCCTTCGTCAGGGCCTTCATCGTCACGGACTTGCCGGCAGGGACGTCCTCAACCGCCTTCTTGGCCCGCTCCATGTCGGCGATCGTCGCCAGCGCACCCGGGTCGGTGACCTTGGTCTCCTTAGCCGGCGGAAGCTGCGCGTACGCGTCGGTGAGGCTCTTGATCTGCTCCTTGGTGAATCCGGCTTGCTCCATGACCCGCTTGAGGGCGCTGATGTCCTGGCCGAAGACCGCCGTGGCCTGGTCAACGCTGCCGGTCTGCTTGAGGACCGCCTCGGCGTGCTTCTGCGCGGCTTCGGCGGCGTCGAGCATGGCGCCCTTGACCGCCCGGCCCTTCTCCGTGTGGATGTCCAGGCTGGTGCCGTTTTCTTTCACGCTCTTCTGCAGGCCCTCCAGGCTGACCTGCATACCCATGGCGGCCTGGGCGGCGGAAATGTTCGTCCCGTTCAGGGCGTTCAGGCTGTCGGTCAGCTTGTCGGCCTCGCTGCGGGTGTCGGCGAGGTCGCTCGCGGTCTTCTTGGCCGCGTTGCCGTGCTTAGTAGTGCTGTCGGCGGCCTCCCCGGATGCTTCGGCCTCCCGCTTTGCCGCCGCCACGCCGTTGCCGATCTCTCCCGTGAGACCAGACAGTGAGCCGTTGACCTTGTCGAGGTCCTTTCCCCAGTCGGCAACCACGCCAGCACCGGCCAGCGTGACGTTCGAAGCGTTGTTGGCGCGCTCTCGGTAGTCGGCCAAGCTTCGGTTGACGCTCGTGAGTGCGACGTCGCTGCCGAGGATCGCCGCCGTCAAATCCGCGGTGCTGACCCCCAACTTTGAAGCGGCGCGCAGCGTGCCGTCAGTCTCCAGGCGGTGTGCCAGCCACGCTCGAACGTTCGCGCCGACCGCGTTGGAGTCTGCCTTGATGGCCTCGGTCAGACCCATGGTCTTTTCCTTGGCGCCGGATGTTGCGAGCCCGAAAACCGTCAGCGCGGCCGTGGCGACGCCCAAGATGATTCCGAACGGCCCCCCCAGGATGGACATGGTGCTGCTGGCAGCTGCCGCGAGGCGGGGCATCGTTATGGCCAGCGTTGCGAGAGACGTCTGGAAGGCGGCGATGCGCGGTATGACGACCAGGAGTCCGCCGGCTACGAGGGCGAGTGCGCCGCCGATGCCGAGGATGGCGACGGCGGAGTTCTGTGCCCAACTGGGCAGGTCTGAGTAGGCGTTGACGAGCTTCGTCACCCACTGGACCATGTCGCGCAGTACCGCGTTGGCAGCGGTACCGCCCTGGATGAGGGCGACTTCGATGGATCCCTTGAGGGCCTCCAGGTCGCCGGACAGGTTGTCGAGCTGGATGGCGGCGGTACGGGCGGCCGCGCCGTTGTCGTTGACGGCATCGCGGTACTTGTCGATGCCACCGGCACCCTGCTCGTACAAGATCGTTGCGGCGCGGACCGCGTCGGAGCCGAAAATGACGCCCATCGCGCTGTTCCTCGCCTCGGGCGTGAGGTTCGCGAAAGACAGCTGCATGCGGGCGGCGAGCTGGGTGAGGCCGACGAAGTTGCCCTGCGCGTCGTAGGCCGAGAACCCAAGCTGGTCCATCATGTTCGCGGCCTCGGTGGACTGCGGGGTGAGCCTCTGCAACATCGTCTTCAGCGAGGTACCAGCATCACTGCCGACCAACGCGTGGTCGGCGAAAGCCGCGAGGGTCCCGACGGTGTCCTCCAGGGACAGACCGGTCTGCTGCGCGAGCAGGCCACCCATCCGCATCGCCTCGCCCAGACCGTGCACGTCAGCGGCGCTTTTGTTGGCGCCGGCTGAGAGGACGTCGGCAACGTGTGCCACGTCCCGGCCGCGCAAGCCGAAAGTGTTCATCGACTGGGCGGCGACCGTCGCAGCCTCCGACAGGCTGAGCTGGCCGGCTGCCGCGAGGGACAAGGCACCGCGCAGGGCCCCGCCGAGGATGTCCGCGATGGAGACACCCGCCCGGGCGAGCTCCGCCTCTGCGTTGGCGGCCTGCGAGGCGGTGAACGACGTTGCGCGGCCGGCCTCCAGTGCGGCGTCCCGTAGCTGCAGCATCTCCTCGGCCGTGCCGTTGGCCACGGCGGCAACGCCCGACATGGCCTTCTCGAAGTGCGCGGCGGTCAGCGACGCTGCGGCGAACGCCGCGAGCATCACCAGACCAGCGGTACGCATGATCTTGAATGCGCCCTTGCCTTGCTCTGCGGCGCTGACCATGCCCGTGGCGGCCGCCGCGGTATGGGCGCGTGCGGTCGCCGCCCAGCCGGTCACGGCCATCTGGGCGCGGCCCCACATGGTGGCCTGCGCGGCCGTGACCTCCGCCGTAACGACACCTGCGGCCGCGGCCGCCTGAGAAACCGCGAGGCGGGAGGCCAGGGACAGCTGCTCCACGCCGCGGGCGGCAGCGAGGTTCGCTGCGGTCAGGGCACTGGAGGTCTGGCCGATCGCGACGGACGAGCGGGCGCTCGCCGCGGCGATCTCCGCCAGGGACGTGACCGCGACGGTCGCCGCGGTGCGGAACGTCGCCGGGATCTCGCCGGCCACGACGCCGACCGTACGGACGGAGCTCGCCGCCGGGCGAGCCGCTGCCGTAACGTCGCCGAACGCGCCGTTTGCTGCGCCAGCCAGCCGGCCGAGCGCGGCGGCCGCAGACTCGGACAAGTTGACCGTGACGGCGCCGGTCCGCGCGAGGGCCTGGGAGGTGCCCAGCGCACTGGCGGTGATGTCGTCGAGCGCCGCTGCGCCGGAAGTACCGGCTGCCGCGAAAGTGGCCGGGATGTGCCCGGCGTTCGCCGCCACCCGCTCGGTGGCCTGCGCCGCCACCTGCGCGGCCTCCGCCGTTACCCGGGACGCCGCGACCGCCGCCTGCGCAGTCCGCTCGAAGCTGGCCTGCTGGGCGCGCATCGCCGCGTTGGCGGCGGCGATCTGCTCCTCGGAGGACCGGTTGAAAGCGTTCTGGGTCTCCTGCGCCGCTGTCTGCGCGGTGGCGGCGACGCGGCGGCTGTCCTGCTCCGCCTGCTGGGAGCCGCGACGGAACGCAGTGGTATCCAAGTTGAGGCGGACGTTGACGGTACGGTCAGCCACGACTTCCCTTCCTTCGGTGGACGTGGATGTGGGCGCCGGCGGGGTCGCCGTTCTTCGCGAAGGCCTCCGCTTTGTGGGCGGCGGTGGTGCAGGCGTGGCAGCGCAGGACTTCCGCCTGCCAGGCGTCCTCGAGGCTCGGGTTCATGGAGTCCGCGAGAGACTGGCCGCAGCCCTTACAGGTCTCCTCCTCCACCGCGAGGAGGGCGAGCGCCCAGGCCCGATCGGAGTCGGTCCACAGCGCCTCGCCCGGACCGGGGGTGCGGCCGAGGAAGACACTGCGGGGGACACCCCAGGCCCGGGCGGCTTCTACTTCTCGCCTGTGCGGTCCGCGGCGGTCGCGTAGGCGAGCAGCGAAAAAGGGACCGCGGACTGCACCGCCGTGTTGAGCGTCCACACGGTGCCCATCAGGGCTTCCTGCTGGCCGTTCGTCAGCCTCTCCGCGAGACGTCCGTACTGCTCGACGGTCATGGTCGGCTCGACGGCGCACGCCGCGACGGCGGCGGGCCCGAAGGCATCCGTGTCGAGACTGCCGCCTTCGGTGGCGTGAAGTGCGAGCAGGTCGGACCAGGCCCTGGGAGGCAGCGCGCGGAAACGGTAGACGACGCGGTACGCGGCCATCTCCTCGCGCAGTTCCTCCATACGCTCGGCGATGGCGACGCGTGGACTGCCTGCGAGGGACGTGCCGACGCTGGACGCGGCCTCGGCGAGCTGACGCTCCAGTTCCTCGTACTCGCCCTGGAGATGGCCGGCCATGCACAGCGGCACCGAGGCCTCGCGGAGCGTGGCGCCCGCGATGATGGCCTCGATGTCCGCCGGAGGGGTGGTGTGAGGCATCAGGCGACCACCGCTGCCGTCGCCGGCGGGGAGTAGACCCGCATCGGCACGCCGTACTTCAGGACCTCGTTGGCGGCGGACGCCTTGTTCATGCGCTCGCCGCAGACGGTCGGGTAGACCTCGACCTGCTGGCCGGCGGTCCACGCGGTGGTGTAGGCGAGGGCGCGGCGTACGACGAGGTAGCCGCGGGTGCCGTAGACGAAGGTGCTGTACGGGAGGTCCTCGGGGCCGGTGGTGCCGCGCTTGAGGGTGAGTTCGTTGTCGAACTTAGTGCGGCCGACCTCCTCCGTGTCGTACGTGGAGGCGAGGCTGCCGGTGTCGACGGAGGCGGTGGTGGGGTCGATCTTCAGGCCGTCCGCGGTGATGCGGGCGGTGATGTCCATCCCGCCGGTGCACTCCGCGGCCGTGGGGGCGTTGATGTTCGCGATGCTGGGGACCCAGGCCACCCGGGTCTTGCCATCGCCGATGACGTCGGACATATGTGCCCTCCTGGGCATGACGAAGCCCCCGGCCGGTCAGGCGTCGGGGGCTGGGGTGAGCGGGGGAAGGTGTCAGATGCGCAGCAGGGCGACGGTGACGCTGGTGGTCGAGGAGTAGGTGACCGCGCAGCTGCCGTCGACGGCGCCGGCGAAAAGCTCGGCGGTGATCGGGCCGATCATCTTGTCGCCGGTCGTGGCGGGGACGGTGATGACGACGTCGGCGGCGAGCTGGCCGCGGACCCGGCTGGTGGAGGTCAGGGTGACCGTCATGGAGCTGCCGTTGGCGTTCTTGACGTGCAGGAAGTTGCGTTCGTCGCAGGGCAGCGTCGTGGACGCGGCTGCGGCGCTGTAGGTGGGGGTCGTGCCGGCGAGGCTCACGACCTGCGGGGACAGCAGGGCCATCGGGGGTCTCCGATCAGGTGGGGATGGATGCCAGCCGGTACTGCACCGGCAGGAACCACAAGGGCGGGGTGACGTCGTCGTCCCGCTGCTCGGGCGGGCCGCCGAGCAGCTCCGGCTTCCAGCTCTCGCGGCCGGCGACCGTCAGCGGACCGTCCAGGGCCTGCGCGACCAGGTCCCGGGTACCGAGGACCCCTTCGGCGGTCGTGGCGACACAGGTGGCCTGGACGAGGAGGTCCAGGACAGTGCGGTCGTCGGCGAGGGACGCAGCGGTGGTGTGCCCCGGGTCGGCGTACAGGACGACGTACTCCTTCGGGGGTGTCACGCCTGGCGGGACGCCGCCGATGTACACCGTGAGCGGCGCGGCTTCGACCGCGGTCTTCATGGCCTTGACATGCGGCAGGACCTTCGGGGCGGTCACAGCAGGCCCGTGCCGAGCTGCTCGACGGCGGCGAGGAAGTGGGGCGTCTCCGCGTCGAGGGCGCGGCCGCCGTCGTTGTGGCCGGCCTGCGTGGATGTGCCGTACTCGAGGATGTTGCCGAGCGGCCCCTGCGGGCCTTCCTTGTCGGGACCGATGACGGCGAGCGTGCCGCCGCCGGGCTGCGCGTGCAGGTCGTAGCCGATGGACAGCGGGTAGAGGCGGGCGTGCCGGCCGGCGGTGGCCCGGGCGTTGTTGCGCCAGTCGTTCTTGATGTTCAGGGCGCCGCGGGAGACAACCTGGCGGCCCTGCCGTTCGGCCTCGGCGCCGGAGCGGGCGAGGGTGGCTGCGAGTTCGTGGAGGCCGTTGACGTCTGCGCTCATGAGCGGTCCTCCGTCTCCAGGCGCCAGGCGGATGTGGTGGAGCCGTACTCGGCGGAGACGACCCACAGGATCAGGCCGGCCAGGCGCGCGTCCGGTGAGGTGGTGACCTCGATCTGGTCGCCGTCGCGGATCCGAAGGCCCGGGGGCAGGGTCGTGGCCCAGGGCAGGGAGACGCGGTAGCGAGCCGTGATGAGGTTGCGTTCGCCGGCCTGGATGTCGCGGCCGACGGTTTCGTTGGCTTTGACCCGGCCCTTCCCGGAGTACAGCTCGGTGGTGGCGCCCGGCACCGTGGTGTGGGTGTTCTCGTCGTAGCTGTCGGGCCCGCGGCGCACGAGGCGCACCTGCTCGCGCATGAGGCCCTCGGCGGTGCTACGCGCGCGGGCGAGCACCCCGAGCAGGTCGATCATTTGGACTTCACCACCCAGACGTCCGGTTCTCCGAAGATCCGGGCGATGACGCCCAGTTCGCTCGGCAGGAGGTCGCCGGCTGCGGCGATGGCCTCGGTGGCGAAAGTCTCCGCGTAGTCGTCGATGCTGCGCTGGCGCAGCAATCCTTCGACGTCGGCGGGCACGGCGCCCAGGCGGTTGGCGATCTCGCAGACCAGCTCGACGATGTCGTCGGGGATGGTCTGGTAGCCGTGGGTGTAGGTGATCTGGGCGCGGGTGACGAGGCAGGAGGCGAAGGTGAGGCGCTCGCCGTCCCAGAACCATTCGGTGCCCCGAATGAGGGCGGTGGTGGTGTCGTCGTCGTTGATCTGGGCGACGGCGGTGACGGCGGTGACGGGGGGAGCGGGCAGGGTGAGGCCGTCGTCGTCGACCTTGAGTTGCACGGTGCTGGTGGATGCGGTGATGGGCTGGCCGGCGGCCCTGCGGACCCGGGTGGAGGCCCGGGACAGCAGGGCGTCGGCGGTGGCCGGGGGCAGGGTGTAGCCGTAGTCGGTGGCGTCCTGCACGGTGGCGAGTGCGGGTAGCACGGCGCACCTCCCCCGTTACTGGTTGCTGTACTGCTCGACGAGGTCGGCCTTGGACATGGCTTCGGCGGCTTCCGGGTCGGCGCCGTTGACGACGGCCCAACCGACCCATTCGGCCTTCGGAGCGGCCTTGGCCGGGACCTTGGTGGGCGGGGCGGGGACCTCGGTGGGTTCCGTCTTGCCGCCCGCGTCCCCTGCGTCACCGGAAGGGCTGCCCGGGTCGGGGGCGTCCTCGGCGTCCCTCTCCCCGGCGGGCTCCTTGGCGGGACCCTCCGGGGCGTAGGGACTGCCGTCGGCGTTGACGCGGGTCAGCAGGCCCTTGGTGAGGCGTTCCGCGATGGCTTCGGGCAGCGGCAGATCCATGGCGTGGATGCCGCCACCCTCGCCGCGGACGTGGATCGTCTCGGCCATGTCAGGTGTTCCTCGGGACTCGCAGGGCGGTGATGGTGCCCGGGACGACGGCGGCGGCCACGTCGACGAGCATGGTGCCGTCGTTCTGGATGAACCGCCCGGACTCGAACGGGCCGAGCCACGAGATGGTGTTCGCGGTCATGGCGACGACGAGGTCGCCCTGGGACGCGGCGGCGGCCGGGGGGTTGGTACCGGCCTTGATGGTGATGTTGCCGCCGGTGGCGCCGACCGCAACGCGCAGGATGGTCAGCTCGGGGACGGCCGCGGCGATGGTGTGGCCGTTGCTGGTGCCCGGGTTGAGGGTGACAGCGGTCAGGGACGCGTCCGTGACGGAGCTGTTCGGGAGGAGGTTGCTGTAGGCGACAGGGGTGCGTGCCATGAGTCAGGCTCCGATCAGGTCTGGGAGGCGATGGCGGTGGCCAGCGCGTCGGGGCGGATGACCTTGGCGCCGTACACGCACAGGCCCTTGACGGCGTCGGAGAACGAGGACTCGGGGCGGTAGGCCTCGGTCTTGTTGATCTGCTCCGCGAAAGAGATCGCCGTGTTGTTGCCGGCCATGACGACGTAGTCGTCGCCGGTCGGGTTCGGGCAGTTGTTGCTCATCATCAGGTCGAAGCCCGCGGCGCGGCCCACGAACCCGTTGAGGAGAGCGTTGGTGGTGCCGGACTTCTCGGCGGAGATGAAACGGTCGTCGAGCAGGGCCCGACCCTCGAGCCAGGACGGGATGATGCACCAGCGGCCCTGGGAGGGGACGTTGGCCTCGTCGAGCTTGACCTTCAGCGGGACGAGGATCTTCTCGTAGAAGTAGCCCGGGTTCGCAACGGGCACCGCGATGGTGCCGAGCTGGTTGGCGGCGGACGCCTGGGTGTAGAGGCTGGCGGTGTACTGGTCCATGACGTCGGACAGGCCGTAGCCGGCCTCGTCGATCGCCTGCGGCATGACGTTGCCCGCAGCCTGGCGCGCGTCGACGTCGTCGACCTTGAACGCCCAGTACTTCTGCTGGTCGACGACGAGGGTGCGCTGCGCGTCGGTCAGCTCCTCCGGGACGATGGTCACGCCCGGGCCGTAGTTGCCGATGGTCGGGCGGGAGATCGAGGTGATGCGGACGGTGTCGCCGGCCTGGCTGATGTCGCCCTCGTAGTCGCGGTTGACGATGCCGGGCCCGGCGTAGACGAGGGACTTGCGCAGGCCGACGAGGAGCTTGGCGCTCCAGAATTCCGGCTTGAACCGCTTGATGGCCATGGGGTTCCTCTCAGGGGGTTACGAGCTGAGGTAGTCGCGGAGTTGGCCCTTCTTGTGGGCGTCCTCGATCTGCTCGGGGGTCATGCGCTTGACGTCCTGTTCGGTGAGCTGCTTCGGTCCGGCGCTCCCCTTGCGGGCGCCCCCGTCCCCGGTGCCCTTGAACCTGGGCTCGGGCGGCGTGGCCACCACTCCCAGGTAGGGCTTGCTCTTGAGGAGGTCCTCGATCGCGTCGGCGATCTCGTCCTCGTCGACCTGGCCGTCGTCGTCGACCTCGAACTGCGCGATGTCGATGTGGACCAGGGCGTCCTTGGGGTCGTTCAGCTTGCCGGCGGCCGCCGCGCGGACCTCGGATCGCACGATCCGGGCGTTGGCGCGGGCGGTGGCCGCCTTGTCGGCCTCGGCCCGGATGTGCTCCGGGTCGGGCTCTTCGCCGGCGGGCTTCGCCTTGAGGGTGGCGTTCTCCGCCTCGAGGGCCTTACGGCGGTCGCGCTCGGCGCGCCACTTGCCCTTCATGGTGTCCAGGGCGCGCTTGCCGGCGTCGCCGAGCTTGTCGGCCCCCTCGAGGTCGCTGTCGCTCGCGTCGGCGTCGTCGTCCTGGTCGTCTTGGGTGGCGGCGGTGTCGTCCTCGCCGTCGGTTTCGTCGTCCTGCTCGTCGTCGTCGGCGTCGTCCTCGTTGTTGCTCTCGTCGTCCGGGGACGCGCCGAGGATCGGCCAGAACGGGTGGAGCTGGGCGGGGTCCTCGCCGGGGCGTGCCTTGCGCCAGCCGGCGGCCCGCAGGCCGGTGCGGGGGTGGATCGGAAGGGGGAGGGTGTTGCTGGTCATGACGGGCTCCTGTTGCAGGAGTCGGGGCGTCCCGGTGCGGGACGCCGGGCCTAGTAGAGGTAGCCGAAGCGGCGGAGCAGCCGGAGGACCTCGTCGCGGTCGGAGGCGAGGCGGTAGATGGCTTCCGGGGTGAGGCGCACGACCTGGCTGGCGCCGCGGCCGGTGGCTTTCTGGGCGAGTTGCCCGCGCAGGCGTTTGCCGGGGAGGCCGCGGCGGGTCATGCCTTCGGTGGTCGCGGAGATTTTGCGGCCAAAGGCGGTGGGTCGGACGATGCGCCCGCGGTGGGTGACGCCGTCGATGACGCGGGAGCCGACGGTGGAGATGCCGCGGCGGGCGTTGACGACGGCCCAGATGTCCGCGCCGTCGCGGATCGCTTGCGCGCCCGCGTTGGTGAAGATCCGCGACTGTTCGGCGGGCGTGAGGTTCTTGAAGTAGTCGCGGGGATCGGTGGTGTGCGCGGGGTGGCGACCCATGTGGCTGACGGGTACGTGGACGCAGTGGCAATGCGGGTGCCGGGCGAAGCCCCGGTTGATGGCGTACTCCTTGCCGGCGAGGAGCGCGCACCTGGCGCACGCACCGGAGCTGACCATCCGCACATAGCCGCGCACCGAGCGGTGGGTGTGCATGGCGACGCTCTCGGCGGCCCGGCCGGCGTCGGACACCTCCGTGTCGACGAGCAGCGACAGCAGCCGCTCCCCCGTCTTCAGGGCCGCGTGGACGGGTTGCCCGTCGGCGATGGCCTGCTTCGTCTGGATGACGGGCAGGCGCAGCATGCTCTCCAGGGGGCGGCCGTCGGCGGAGGTCCCGGCGAAGGCGGTGGGGCGCAGGATGCCTTCGGCGGGGATGGTGTCGCCTTGGGCGTGGAGGGCGTTGGTGACGTACTGGCCGGCGCCGGTGGCGGCGGCGCTCTGGCCGGCGGTGAGTGCGGTGAGGATGTGGGGTGCGACGGCGAGGAATGAGCTGTCGATGTGCTGGCCGTCGATGCGGCGCCAGTCGCGGACGGACGCTGCGGTGGCGGTGGCGGCGATGCGGCGTTGGCGGGCGGCGTGACGTAGGGCGATCTGGGCGACGTCGATGGGGTCCGTCACCCCCCGGCGTTGGCCCCGACGGGCTCGCTTTCCGCCGGTTCGGTGTCGTCCGGCTCGGGGGGCTGGAAGTCGGCGGGGCCGCTGTTGCGGGCGCCGTTCACGAGGGCGGCGACGGGGTCGAGTTCGGCTTCGTCCTCGCGCATTTCCATGATTTCCACGATCTCGGTGGGGGTGAGGCCGTAGCGCAGGGCGAGGTACTGGAAGGGGAAACCGATCTGCTTGAGCTTGAGCAGGCTGTCGGTGAGCTGGGCGATGTTGCGGGACTCGACGTCGGCCCACAGGACGGTGCCGGCACCGACGGCCTTGGCGAGGTCGTTCTCGTTGCGGGCGAGGGCGACGAGGCGGAACACCTCGCGCAGGGCCTGTCCGAACCACAGTTGCTTCTCGCGGCACTTCATGACGAGGCCGGTCTCGGCGGCGACGAGGGCGTCACCGGAGAGGTTGGCCATCTTGCCGATGAGGTAGTGGCTCGGGGTGCGGGTCTGGGCGGCGATGTGGCCGACGGCGACCTCGATGACCTTGGTGTATGCCTCGAGGTTGGCGGCGGGCCAGGAGGCGATCTTGGCGTCCTTGGAGCCGAAGAACAGGACGCGGTCGACGGCGAACTTCTCCATCGGCACGGGCTTCTTGCCGATGATCTGCCCGGTGGAGTCGAGGATCGGCGTCATCGGGGCGTCCGCGCCGAGGACGATCCGCTGGGGGAAGCTCGCGAAGTCGGAGGTGGTGAAAAGCTGCGACCACAAGAGGTTGACGGCGTCCTGCATGGCGACGACCCCGGCGACGTCCGAGATCGGGTCGTCGGCGAGCATCGGCTGATTGACCAGCTCGACCATCGGGACGCAGCCCATCGGGTTGGGCTGCGGATTGGGCTCGTGGCCCATGTCCCGGGTCTCCCAGGAGTGCAGCAGGTCGTCAGCCTGGGCGAGCGGAGCGGACTTGCGGGGCTCCGCGCCAGTGGCCCGCTGCAGCTTCCACACCCAGTCCTTCAGGTACAGGGTGGCGTACTCCCGGGAACCGTCCTGCCACGTCTTCAGCGCCGCACGGCGCTTGCGACGGGAACCGGGCTCGTACTGGACGATGGCCTGGCGGGCGTCCTCGAAGGTGATGACGGGGGTTTCCTCGTCGTCGGGGTCGCCCCACACCAGGATGAAGGCCCGTGCGCCGAGGCCGGCCCCGAGGAAACCGAGCTGGGAGTCGACGTCGGCGCCGTTGCGCTGCCACACCTCCCACAGGGCCGCGTTGGCTTCCTCCTCGCCGGACGCCTTGATGCCGATGACGGTCAGACGCTCCACCGGCGCCTGCGCCACCGGGCTCACCCAGTTGTCGGAGAACCCTTCGTACTGCTTGGCGAAGTAGTCCTTGTACTGGTCGGAGGCGAACCGCAGGGGCGCCTTGCCCCGGAAATAGCCGACGTGCTTGTCGATGTCACCGCGGCGGGTGGACAGCTCGGACATGAGAGTGTCCGCCAGCTGTCCCGCCTGCTCCAGGGTCATTTCCGCCATGCGATCCACCTCCCTATGCCGTCCACACCCAGTTCTCGTTGTCGTTGCCCTCGCCTGCGCGGATCGCGTCGCCGGCTGCCTCGTGAGCGAGGATGCTGACGACGGCGAGGTCGATCTTTTGCCGCACCGACGCCTTGCGGAGCACGTACCGCCCGGCCGGGCGGGCTGCCTTGCGGGCGTTGGCGACGTGCTGACCCGTCAGGTCGCAGCCGTCGTGCCAGAAGGAGGAGTCCTTTTTGTTGACGTCGGTGACCAGGCACTCCGCCGCGGGGTGCATCCGCACTCCGTTGGTCTCCCAGCGCACGACGCAGCGCGTGCCGTAGCGGTCCCCCCAGGTGTCGATCTCGGTCTTCCAGTACGGCGGGTCGGCGTACATCCGCAGCACCCGGTAGCGCTCCATGAGCTCGTCCAGGGCCGCGTCGACCTCCAGGCGCGGCACCTGCCCGTCCCAGTCCGCCGGGTCCCAGATCGTCGGACGCTCGTCCGGTCCGTACGTCGGGGTGAACTGATAGCCGTCCAGGGTCTCGGCGCGAATCCCGGTCCAGTCGTCGATGTCGGAGCCGTCGAAGCCCAGGACGATCGCCGTCCCGTCGGGGATGGTGCGGGGCTTCGCGCGGGCGTCCCACCGGTCCCGGTCCAGCCACGCGCCGGTACCGGCGACGATCCGGTTCAGGTAGAACCGCTCCGCCTGCGCCGGGTCTTTCTCCGCGATCTCGGCGAGCTCACCGTCGATCCGGTCGATGTCGACCCATCCGCCGGGGCGGCGCGCGGAGTCGCCGTAGGCGATCCGCAGGGCCTTCTTGCGCTCCGTCTTGTTGCTCAGCGACACCGGCGGGGCCTGCCGGTGGTCCCGGTAGACGTCCTTGACGGGCGCTTCCGCAGTGCGCTGCGCCACGGACTGCTCGGACGGGTCCCACGCGTTGGTGGTCTCCACCGCGCGGCCGCCGGTGCCGGAGAGGTTGCGGCGCTGGGTGGAGGCGATGGCGACGCCGCCGTTGGACTCCGTCCAGCAGTGCGTCTCGTCCTGCACCGAGAAGGTGATGCGCTGCCCGAGGCGGGCGTTCTTCGAGCTGGTGACCGGCTCGATGAGGCCCCCGCCGGGGATGTTGATGCGCGTCTCGCCGGTGTCGGGGATCCACTCGGCGAGCGGCCCTTCGTCGATCATCGGCCGCAACGCGCGGTAGACGTTGTCGGTCTGGTCCTCGCTGGTGGCCGTGACCTGGATCCAGGGAGTGGCCCATTCCCGGCCGACGGGCTCCCCGTCGGCGTCCCAGCCGGCGAACCGCACCGGCCCGACGCCCTCCGCGCAGATCATCGCGGCGGTCAGGGGCCCCTTTCCCCACTTCTGAGGACGGACCAGCTGTGAGCGGCGGTACGCCCAGGCGGACGCCCAGGTGTCCTGAGTGGCGGCTGGCCTGAGCCGGTAGTGCCAGACCAGGAACGTCCACATCTCGTCGGTCAGGAGGTACGGGTCGCCGAGGCGGTCCCCGTCAGGGATGACGCAGTGCCCCTCGATCCACTCGCCTACGGTCCAGCCCAGCGACGGGAACTCGCCCTTGTAGTCAGGGCCCCGCCAGGGCATCAGCCGGCCCCTGCCGCCTTGGTGTCGACCACCTTGAGCCGGCTGCGGGCGCTGCCCGCGGCCCGGGTGCGCTGGGTGCGCTCCTCGCGTTGGTCGGCGACCTCGTCGGCGGCGACCTGCCAGCGCAGTCGGAGCATCGCCTGGGGGTTGAGGCCGAGGCGGTCCTCGAGCTGGCGGGCCTCGGTGGCGGCCTTGAGGTTGCCGGTCTCGGCGAGGACGGAGAAGCGGGTGAAGCGGGCGACGGTCAGCTCGGAGTGCGTGCGCTCCCACATGACGGCCTGCGGGGTGGCCCAGAGTTCGACCCACAGCTTGGCCTCGCGGTCACGGATCAGGTCCTCGAGGCCCGGGGAGTCGTCGTTCATGTAGGGCAGGATCGGGAAGCGGGGCGCGGTGCCCTGTCGTCCCTCGGCGGGCAGTTGGGTCATGGCCACGGTGGCGTTGCGCCGGCGGCGTTCGTTGTCGGGCTTGGGGGCCGGGCCCACTCCGCCCATGGTGATCACTCTCCTCGGTGCCGTTGCGGCACGTCAGCGCCGGCCGTTGCGGCCGGCGGCGGGTCACGCTGTGTGTTGGTCGGGGCGGCCCCTGGGGTTACCAGACCCGTACACACAGGGAGATGCCTCCCCCGCGGTCCTGGTGCTGGCGGGGGGAGGGGGTCACCCCCCTGGGGTGCCGGCCTGTTGGCTACGGGCAGTGACCAGAGGCGTGATCAGGTCGGCGTGCTTGGCGCTGTTGCAGCTCAGGCATGCGGTGCGGGCGTTGGCCATGCTGTGCTCGCCTCCCCTGGACAGCGGCACCACGTGGTCCACGGTGGGGCTGGAGGGGGCGAAGGGCGAGGCGCCGGGGTCGGTGGGTTGGCCGCAGAGGTAGCAGGTCCAGTCGTCCCTTATGAAGACGTCCAGGCGGCCGTACACCTGGACGATGGTGGCGCCTGCTGCTCTGGCTCGGAGCGCTGCGGTGCGGGCCCAGCTGTAGCGGTGGCTGTGGCCTGCGTCTGGTCCGTGCTGCAGCTGGGTGCGGCAGGTGGTGGAGCAGACGTGGCGTCGGTCGGCCTTGGTCGGGCGTTGTATGGGTGTGCCGCAGATGGTGCATGCGGTGGGTCTGGCTGTGTGCCTGGCTGGCTGGTGGCGCTGGTTGTAGTGGGTGCTGCACAGGCCGCGTGCTCGGTGTCTGGCGGTGCAGCCTGGCTGGGTGCAGGTGGTGGGTGCTGCTGTGCGGGTCGGCATGCTCGCCTCCCCTGCTGTGGCCAGGTGCTGGGGTGCAGTGGCAGGGGCTGGGTCTACAGGCGCTGGTGGATCCGGCTGAGCAGGCACGTGCAGGGCGGGTAGCGGTGGCCTGGCTGTCCGTCGCACGCGGCGTTGTGATGGCCGGCCCGGCAGAGCGCACGTCCTGTTGTGCCGTAGATGGTGTCGCGTGGTTCGGTGGCCAGGCGGTGCAGCCAGCCTCGGAAGCCCGGGCGGAAGACGTACGGGGTGGCGGGCCGCTGTCGGGGTTGCTCGCTGTTCCCGCTCACGTGTCCGTACCTGCGGTGTCGGAAGTGGCGGGTCCGGCCACCCAGTGCATCGGGTGTGCGTGCGCATAGGCAGCGGTGGCAACATCGGCCAGCAGCTGCTCGACTGCGACGGTGATGAGAGCGACGCGCTGGTCGGTGGTCCGGCTCACGGTCAGCACCTGGCAGGGGTGCTCTGGGTCGAGCAGGTGGCGGCCCTCGGAGGAGAGCTGGATCTCGCGGTAGCAGATGACGGTGCGGCCGTCGACCTGCTCGACGGTGATCGGCTGATCGATCGGTACCAGCTTCGGGTCGATGCCGTTGGCCTCGATCCACTGCAGCAGGGTGTAGCGGTGGCGGTCGGTGTGCTCGGGCGTGATGTCCATCAGGACCTGGCTGCTCATTTCCTCACGTCCGTGAGGCCGATGTACTCGCTGGTCTTCTCGGTGAGGATGCGCCTGGTCTCGGCCTGGATCCGGGCGGTCTCGCGCAGCGTCTCCACGGTCTCAAGCACGGTGGCTGCGGTGCGGGCGTCGAGTTGTCTGACTCGTCTGCCGTTGATGACCATGAAGATGATCGTGCCGGTGCCGAAGAGCAGTGTCAGCACGCTTGCGGTGTATCCGATCCAGGTCACGTGTTCCACCCTCCGGGCTGGTGGTGTGCGGTCTCGGCCTCGTTGGCTGTCGTCCAGGTCATCAGGTTGGCGAGGGGCTTGGGCAAGGCGGCAAGCAGAGTGCGCCATTCCTCCGGCAACCACTCGTGCTCTTCGGTGATCATGATGCCGCCGTCCGGCGCCGGCTGGATCAGCACGGTGTGCCGTGTGGTTGTCCGTGGTGGCAGTGCACATCCGTCGGGCAGGCGGTCGGGGTCCACCCAGATGATGGGCTCACCGGTCATGTCTGTGTCTCGCCGGACTGCGCCGCCGTGTGGCCGTTGGCGTTCTGCTGGAGGACGTCGCCGAGGTAGAGGAGGGCCTGGATGAGGCCGATGGTGGCGCGGGCCTGGACGTTGGCGGAGCAGGCCAGCATCTCGTCGGTGCGGACCCTGCCGGGCGGCAGCTGACGGAGTTGGCTGATTGCCTCTTCGAGGGAGACCTCGGCGAGGCGGCGGTAGGTCGTGGTCATCGTGTGTGCTCTCCGGCCCTGTGTCGGCCCTGGGTGAGGGGGGCTTGGTTCCGGTGGTTCAGGTGTTCCAGCCGCCGGGTTGGTGGTGTGCCGTTTCGGTGCTGTGGCAGGGGCGGCAGACGCCGCGCATGCGTTCGGGGGCGTCGGGGTTGGTGACTCCTGCGGCGAGGAGATCGCGGCGGCTGGTGGGCCAGTGGTCGGCGACGGTGGAGGGCCGGCCGCAGCCGAGGACGCACTGGGGGTCGCGGGCGAGGACGGCGGCGCGGGCCCGAGCCCAGTCGGGGCCGCTGTAGCCGCGTTGTGCTGCGGTGCCGCGGCGTTGGTCGGCTTCGCGGCGGTGATCCTCGCAGCGTCCGCTGTCGGTGTATTCAGGGCAGCGGGGGACGTTGCAGATGGTGAGGGCGCGGCGTCGGGCCATCGCGGTCACCTCCAGGTCAGGTGGTGGGCAGCCAGGGGTTGATGGCGGCGACCCACTGCTGGGCCATGCGCAGGTAGCCGGGGTCGATCGGGTGGATGCCTTCGATGTCGTTCCACTGCTGGGGGACGACGGTCATGTCAGCGGAGACGACGCGGCCGGAGGCCCGGCGGGCTGCGACGACGGCGTCGACGAGGGTGTTGACGGTGGCCTCGGCGGCGGCGAGGGCCTCGGGGCGGGAGATGGCGATGCGGGCGACGGCAACGCGGACGGTCGAGCTACTGGCGAGGATCTGGCCGATGAAGGTGTCGAGGCGGTTCTGCCAGTCGACCATGTCGTTCTGGTTCGCGTCGTTGGTGCCGATGTTGAGCAGCACGATGTCGGGTCGGGCGGTGGGCAGGGCGGCGAGGGCGAGGGGCGCCATGTACCGCAGGGTGCGGCTGCCTTGGGCGACGGTGGTGATCTGGGTGGTGATGTGGCGGCGCGCGAGGAGGTCGGTGAGCCAGGCCTGGTAGCCGCCGCCGTCGAGGCTGCCGTAGCCGGCGGTGATGGAGTCGCCGACGGCGAGGATGCGGACGGTGCCGATGGGCGGGATGCCAAGGTCGCGGCGCAGGGCGGCGATGTTGTCGCGCAGGTCGAGGGCGATGAGGTTGGCGCGTTCCTCGGTGACCCTGTTGTTGTAGGCGGCGACGGGCCCGTCCCAGCCGACGCCGGTTCTCTCGACCCATCCCTCGTCGGAGCCGCCGGCGGTGATGGCTTGGGAGGTGGCCGGGCTGTAGAGGCCGTACGGGCCGTACGGGGTGGTCACGTGGTCCTCCGGGGTTCGCTTGGTGTCTCGGCCGGGGCTGCGCTGTCGGTGGCCTGGAGGTCGCGGCTGCTGTCGTTGAGGACGCGGCTGGTGGTCTCGGCTCGTACGGGCTGCGGATCGGCAGGTTCCTCGGTGCCTGGCAGGTGGCGCATGGCGGAGCGGCTGCGCATCTCGGTGATCTGGAGGGTGATGGCGGCTGCGGCTTCCGTGGGCCAGGTGTTGTTGTCGACGGCGGCTTGGCTGACTGTGACTCCTGAGCCGTAGACGTCGCCGCAGTAGGGCCTGGTGGTGATGCCGTCCTGGCATGTCCAGTCGACGGTCCAGGAGTGGAAGCGGCGGCGGTTGCGGCCGTAGGTGCAGCGTTGGAGCTGGAGGGTGACGGTGTGGTCGTCGCCGTGGGGCAGGCGGACCATCGCGGTGACCTTGTCGCCGGTGTCGTCGTAGTCGTAGCGGAGGCGGCCGAGGAGCTTGTCGCGGGGGTCGAGCTTGATGGTGCCGTGCATCCACCACGGGGCGGTGCGGGAGCGTTCGTTGCGGTTGGCCCAGAGGTTCCAGTCGATGCCGCCGAACTGGGTGGCGATTCCGGTGACGCGGGAGTCGTAGCCGGTGGGGTTGAGGCGGCGCTGGAGCCAGGTGCCGAGCTTCTCGGTGTGGAGGTAGAGGGCGCCGAAGGGGTGGAGGTGGATGTGGGCGGCGAGGGTGTGCTCGCTCGCGCGGTTTCCGACCTTGATCTCGGCGGACCAGCCGGGGTGGGAGCGGCCGAGGATGGCCTGTCCGCCCAGGGTCCAGGTGAGCTTGCGGCTCCACGGTCCGGGGATGGGCGGGTGGACGTAGGAGGCGACGGCGGCGACGGTCTCTTCGGGGGTGCTGCGGGCCTTCGGGTACTGCCGTGCCGGGCCGTGCGGGCCGGTGTAGCGGTCGCCGATGTCCCATACCGCGGGGTCGAGGTGGCCTTGCGGGTCGGGGCGGGTGCCGCAGCGGTCGCAGCACACCCAGCGGCTGCCGGCCATGTTGTAGGTGGCGGCGGTGCCGTCGACGACGGGCTTGTGTCCGAGGAGCCGGCACAGGACGGCGGGCCGTGGCAGGTCGCGGAGCCAGAAGCCGCGGTCGACGCGGGCGGTGGGGTTGGGCTCGTCCTTGCGGTAGTCGACGGAGAAGGCGTGCACGGTGCTGCTCCCGGGTGGGTGAGGGGTGGCCTGCCCGGACCTGCCCCCCTCAGAGCGGTCCGGGCAGGCGTGGGTGGCGCGCCCGGGCGTTAGCTCCGGGGCGCGCGGGCCCCGCTGGCGGTCGAGGTCGCCGGCGGGGTGTCTGGGTGAGGGGCTATTCGGCTTCGTGCTCGCGTGGGGGGTGGCGGTCGGCGCGTTCGGTGTCAGCGCCGACGGCGAAGCCGAAGGGCAGGTTGTCCTCGGTGGGCTTGGGGCCCGCGTCGAGGAGGCGCCTTGCGGTGCGTTCGGCTTTGCGGAGTTTCTTGCCGGAGCTGCCCTTGACGGCGATGTGGACCTGGCGGTCGCCGGAGGTGACGGTGATGCGCACGGGCGGCCTCCGTGGTGAGGGGTCAGGCCGCGTGGGCCTGGGGGCGGCGCTTCGGGGTGGGGCACGGTGTGCCGTCGTGGGCCTTGGGTTCGAGTTCGACTAGGTCGAAGCGGACGTTGCCGCGGCCGTGTCCGTAGCGGGTGATGCGGCCCTCGTGTGCCCAGCGCCAGAGGGTTCCCGGGGGGCGGCCGGTCCACTGGACGGCGCCGGCCATCGGTGCGAGGAACTGAGGCTTGCTCAACGGTTTCTCCCTGCAACGCGAAAGCCCCGCGGCCGGGAGGGCCTGCGGGGCTCAAGGGGAAGAAGGCATGCCAGTTGCAGTGGCGTTGTCATCGTACCCTGATCACGGTTTTGGTCAAACCGCCGGGTTTCGGGCGTGGTCGGGGCCGGTCTTCTGCTGTTGGTAGGTGGCTATGACGGCGGCGGAGTAGAGCGGGTGGCGTGGGGTGCCGCCGATGGGGGTTATGCGGCCGGCGGCCTTGAGCTTGCGGACGCCGGCGGTGGAGATGCCCAGCACGATGGCGACCTGGTCGGTGGTGAACGTGCCTTGAGGCTGCCCGGTCATGGGGCGTCCGGTGCGGTGAGGGTCGGCAGGGTCGGATCGTCGCCGGCGACGCCTTCGAGGCCCTTGAGCTGGAAGCCGCGGGCGGTCGGGCGGTCGACAGCGTGGAGTGATGGTGTTCGGTGTGCGCGCACGGTGTCCCCTCCTCGTGGCGTCCACTGTGTCACCGGGCACTGACAGCGGGGGTGGTCCGGCCGCGCG